CGCTCAACCGCCAGGGCCAGGCCGCGGCGCTCGGCTCTCGGATCCCCAACGCAACAGGCCTCGAGGCGGAAAGCTCAGCCAACATTGGCTCTGAGCTCGCCGGCAATCTTCCGGCCGATGTTATCCGCAACCTGCAGCAGGCGGCTGCCGAGCGTGGCGTTGCAGTTGGCTCTCCTGGCTCGCCAAATTCAAGTGCTGCTTACCTCCGAGCATTGGGGCTCAGCTCATTGGATCTGAGCAACATGGGACAACAGAACCTTTCCTCCGCTCTGGCGCGCAATCCCGCGGCGCCGCTCTTTGACCCCTCACAGCTCTTGATCACTCCGTATCAGGGCGCAACCCTGGGTGCTACTCAAACCCAACTTGGGCTCAGAGAGCAGGAGCTCAGGGATCAACTGATCCAGGATCGTGCGAACCTCGCGCGGCAATCTGCCCTTGGCGGGCCCCGAGGAGGAGGCGCAGCCGAGGACCCTGGCGCTTATGCGCGCCAGCCATTCGCTTCCGACCTCCAAACAACTTTTGTCGGCGCCAGTCCAACCGCATCGCCTGGACCCGCCGGAAATCTACTTTTCATGAATCCAGCCGGCGCGAATTATGCGTATCCTCCGACAACCGGTACCGGTACCTATTCGGCAACGGATGCCCAGGGCAACCCCGTCGCACCAGCGCCCGGCGGCTCACTTAATGCCGGTATGGATACTGAGCAGATGATGAATGATTTAGGGTTTGCCTAAATGCCACAAGATCCTAAAGATGAAGTGAGCGATATTTTGGAGCGAAGTGCTCCAAATGTCGGTTCAATGTGGATGGTTGGCGAAGAGGATCAGCCGGGAGCAATATCGGCTGCTCCAATGCCGACCCCGGCGCCTGGCGTGCCCCGCTCCTCTTCTGGCGCGCCTTTGCCGCCCCCTGCTCCTCCGGTGCAATGGACTAATGCCGCACAACCTGCAGCCGGCGGCGATTTACAGTCCCAAATCTCGAGCATGCCGTTAGATAAGGCTACAGCAGCTTATTCGGCCGCTCTCAAGTTTCAGGCGATGCGCGGGTATCAAGCGGACCTGCAGGCGGACAAGCCGCCGGCCGATGCGCTCGCCAAGTGGGCCCCGCTCATGTTCACGGCGCCAAAAGAAGCCACTCTCGGCCAGGCCGCTACCATGGTCCGAAATGTCCGGCCGCCGGCGCCTGTTATCCGGACTGCCAACGGCCAAATCTTTCAGGTGGGCACTAACGGCGCCGTGCCTCTCACCCCTCCGGTAACTCGGCATGATTCGGCCAACCAGATCGACGTGCTCGATTACCGGGACAAGTTGAAAGAGATGGATACGCTGAGAGCTTCTCTGGCTGAGGATCCCAACGCCAAAGACAAGCCGATGAAGCTGCGCCGGATGCGAGCATTGCAAGATGAGCTCGACCAAATTCGAAATCGCGCGCCGCAAGTAGCCAATCCGCAACCGGCTCAAGTGCCTCCTCCTACTCGGACCTCGAGCAGCTCACCCAAGCGCGTTTGGGTGAAGTCCAAGGATGGCCGGACCGGCACGATCCCTGAGGAGCAGCTTGACGAGGCTTTAAAGGCAGGTTACACCCGGGTCAACAGGTGATACCGTGCCAGTTGACTTCCTAGAGGCCCCGCTTCCGGAAACGGCGCCAGAGACGCCGGCTGCTACTCCTCCAATCCAGTTCCAGCCAGGCGGAATCGATTTTCTGCCCGCCGAGGAGATCGCAAAAAGTGCCGTCAATATCGGTGTTGGGCTCCCTCAGGCCGTTAATCGGCTCCTCACAAATCCGGCTGTAGCAGCATCCTCCGAAATGGGCCGAGCGGCTGCCCAACAGGAAAGGGCAGATCAGGAACGAATGCAGCAAGCCCGATACATTGCTGGCGCGGGCCCATCGGCCGGTTTGGCGTTGATACCCCCTGAGGCCACAAAACAGGCTTTGGCTTACGCGCCGACCATTCCCGGCCGGATGCTCAATGCTTTCATGCGGCAGGCGGCCATGGACCCGGGCACAGGCGTTCACCCGCCGACGCCGCAAGCCTTTGGTGAAACCGAGGCTGAGTATGAGCAGCGGAAGCAGTACCCAATGGGAGCTCCCGGCGAACCGCTCTACATACCGCAAACGGACAATCCAAGCGACTTTCAGAAATTGGCGATGCAGGCCTCCACCATCAATGACCTGCTTGCCATTCCTATCGGGGTGACTCGCACCGGCGGCAAAGTGCTACTGGCCAGCATGGTCCCCGGGATTATTGGCCAGGTGAACGAGATTGCCACTGGCCCGGGTGATGCCAGGGATAAGCTCGAAAAGGCAAAGGCTTTGATTATCCCTGCAGCTATCGGGGTTTTTGCTTCCCGACCTCGAGGCGCTCGCCTATTCCCTGAGCGGCTTGGTCCGGAGGCTGATATCGGTACCCCGGTTTATCCGCCCATGGAATTCAGTGGCGCCGCGCTCCCCGGCAGGCCTGCAGGAGCAATCCCTCGAGGCGGCCCGGCGGGTGTTGGCCCGGGCTACCCGATTGTCCCGCGTGCGGCCGAACCGGTTGGCCCGCAATTCCCACGCCGCGGCGCGCCGATTGAGGTACCGGGAACGGCCGCCGGACCCGCACAAACTGTTCTCGAGGAGATCCGTGCCAATGATGCGCGCACTATTCCACAAATTCAGGAGCTCTTTCCGCAACTCACTCGAGAGCAAGCTCGAGTCTATCGCAACCAAGTTTGGGGCGCCGCGGTTAGCGATGTGGGTGTCCGAGTTTCGCCGGCCGTGCCGAGGCCTTCTCCGATGGGTCCTCCCACTCCGAGAGCCGAGGCGCCGCCGGAGGCTCCCAGGACCCCTACTACTGAGGAGCAAATCGCTGCCCGAGAAGCTCCTGAGGTTGCAGCTCGCCGCTCAGCTCTCGAGCAGCAGATTATCACCTGGGAGCGAGAGCTCGAATTTGCTCAAAAGCGCGGAGATGCTCGAGCGCAGCAGGCGGCGGTCGATAAACTCCTCGAGCTCAGACGTCAATATGAGGGTCCTCAACCACCCGCCAAGCAACCCATCACGCCTAAACAGCCGGTACCTGGCGTGCCTCGAGGCTCTTTCCCGCCTGAGGTACCAGCAACGGCCGCCCAACCGCGGGAAACTGTCCTCGCAGAAATTCGACGGGCTAACGCTCGAACGCGCGCCGAAATCCAAAAGCTTTTTCCAGCTCGTAACCTCACGCGGGAAGAAGCTGCAGCACTGAGGGATCAGGCCTGGGGCAAACAACCGCCGGAAGAGCCACCCGCGGCACCGCCGGCAGCGCCAGCACCCAAAGAGCCTACCCCTCCCGCTCCTGCAGCGCCGTCAGCCGCAAAGCCGGAAATTGCAACGCGCTCAACCAGCCCGAACAATAACCCATTGGGCGATCCGATGGGGACTACCTATCACGCTACGCCTGAGGATTGGGCCCAATGGCAGAAGCTGATGGAGCAGCGCAAGGCGCTCAACTCAGACCCGAACAAGACTGTTCAACAGAAATTCCAGCAGGGCGCCGAGCTCAGCCAGGCGATCGAGGACCTGAAAAACAAATACGGCGGGGCGCCGCCTAAAGAGCCAAAGGTCGGTGCTCCTCCTGTTACCGGTTCACCGGACGATCTTGTTCCTGCTCTCAAGCCAAAAGAGGGCGAAGTCATTCAGGGCCAAAAGGGCAACGTCCATGATGATATTTACAAAGCTCAGGGCGATATCGAAGGCAAGCTGCTCAGAGTTGGGCAACCGGAGCACGGATTCTGGAACTCGAAGCTAAAGAAATTTCAGACGCGCGATGAAGCAGCAGCCTACCTGGGAGAAAAAGATCCGCTCCATTCCGAGCGGCTTATCGAGCTTCAAAAGAAGGTTGCGCCACCCGAGCCGACTGCAACGCCGGCAGCGGCCGCTCCACCTGCAGAGGCCCCGCCGGCGGCGCCGGAAAAGCCTAGCACGATCGGGGAAACCCCTCTCGCCGGCAAAACCCTTGGAGAGTGGGAAGCGGTCAAGGATGCCTCGCAACTTCCCCGAGGGGACGCGCGCGCCGAGCTCGCCAAGTATTTAGCGGTACCCAACCAGCCAAGCCGGATCCTGCAGGCCCTGGCCAACAAAAAGCGCACCCGCGAGATTCACGCGCCTCCGGCCGAGGTTGCACCGGTTCTATCAGGCGAACTCGCCTTGCGCTTTGGCGATTGGGGTCCTGATGGCAAATTGCATTACAGCAATAAAGTAATAGGGGTACCTTCCTTGGAAGATGCCGCCCGTAAATGGAATGAGATTCGAGAGAAGTCAGGAGCGGGAGCAAGCGAATCTCCGGTTGTAGTGGTCGTTAATACCAAAACGGGTGAACACGTAGCGAAGGTCAGTTACAACGGCAGATTATGGGACGCGCAAGGCAAAGAAATCCAGCCAGAGCCGAAAACCGCTAAGGCCGAGCCTACCGCACCCGCCGAAGCTCTCCCGCCAACATTGGCCAGTCTTTGGACTGAGTATGACGAAGGCGGGAAGATGACTGAGCGCGATCTCTTGCAACACGTTCTGAACATGGAGCCGGAAAATCTTCCACCGGCACTTGCAAGAGCAGCGGCCAAGTACCGAGATGCGGTTGAGGAAGATTTCAGCATGGCGGGCCGTGGTGATGTTGAGCCTGCTCAAGACCGGTTCATGGCCGAATTTGAGAAAGCGGCTGGAAAGGAAAAGCCGAAAACTGAAACGAAACCCGCCGAACCTGCAACACCTACTCCTGTTTCTGAAACGAAACCGCCTGTTAGTGCAACACCGGCGGCAGGGGCAGCCAAAGCGCAAGCCGAGGTCAGCAAAGTTGCGGCGACCGAAGGCCAGCGACCGGCGAAGGATGTTAAGCAGGATTTGATTGATGGGCTACAACAGGCGCTTATGAAAGCGCCGTCGAAAGAGGAAATTGACGCGGTTCAAAAGCCGGGCACGAAAACCTTTGATGCCGATAAATGGCCAGAGGACAAACCGAAAACCGTAACGATTGACATTCCCGGCGATGGTGTTTTCACGGTTCCTAACACGATTGAGGCACTTTCCGAGGTACTGGATCGTGCTCGGAAATTAAAGACAGATGCAGGCAAACCTGAGAAGGTTTCGAAAAAAGCTATCAAGGCCAGTGAGGGAGCGATTCGAAAGACCGCTGGCACTACGCCTACCCCGGAACAGCCACCCTCTGACCTCGGCCCCACTGGCGGCACTGGCCCCGGCACTCCATCAGCAGAACAGGGCCCCGATCCGGTTGTGCTCGACCTCAGGACCGGCAATCCGCTCTTCAATTCCCTACAGCGGAAGTACCAGAACTTTTTCACCGGGCTCAAGCAGCTCTGGACGCGCCATCCCGCCAAGCTCGATATCATGGGCTTGTCCAACGCGGCGAATAACCTTCCGCGGATTTACGGGCAGCAGGCCGGAAACTCCCTCAGGCTCGGCGCTACCGAGGCCGATTTGAAAGCGGCGACCATGCTCATGCAGTCGCTCAAGATGAGTGGCGACGGCCTTTCGGTCGAGGATGCTGAGCGCCTCGGGAAGCTCGAGTTTGCTGACGACCCGCAAGGCTACCTCAGGGATAAAGAGAGCCAAATGTTCACCACGGCCCAACGCTTCCTCCACCAAGGCAAGAAGCTCGAGGCCGCGGCTGCTCTCGACGCACACCGGGCTTACAAGGATGCCGCGGACAATTTCAATCGCTTGCGTCCCCTGGCTGAGAGGGCCCGCCAGAAATTCGATCGCCAGTTTGGGCGGGAGCAAGCCTCAGGCCTGGATACCGCTTACGAGAATTGGTACGTGCCTCAACGTCACGATCTCGATCTCTTTGTCAGTCCCAATCGGCCGATCGTGCTCGGCGATTCCAAAGGCGGCGGCGGCGCCCAATTCCGCAAAGCCAAGTTTTACGAGGACTATGCCAGCGCCATCGAGGCCGGCTGGATCCCTCGCTCTCTCAACATTGCTGACCTGCTCGAGCACCGGGTAGCTTCCGGCGAGCGCATGATTTTCAACAAGGGCTTCTTTGATCAGATGCGCAGTATCACTGACCCGGTCGATCAACGGCCGGTTGTCATCGATATTCCCCGGCGCACCATTCAAATGCCGGATGGCACCACGCGCAGCCAAGAGTCAATCCCGCACGGTTATACCAAGATGGAGGTCAGCCCAGGCGTAAACGTCGCAGTCCATGAGGGCTACTCCAGGCTGGTTAATGCGCTCACTGCCAGAAGTCAGCTCGCAGAGTCGGCGGTCGTGGGCACGCTGCAGGACATTGCCGCCGTCGAAAAGCATCTGATGCTGGCTCTGGATACGTTCCACCTGTCGCGCGTGCTCCAGGCCGAATTCTTCCTCACCGGCAAAGTCAGCCTCGGCCAGCGCCAGCGCATCGGCCGCGCTTTGGTCGAATACAGCGCCGAGGATTTCGACCGGGCAGTCAAGGCCGGCGAACTCACTCAGGAGATGGTTGACTACATGCGCAAGCCGCAGCCCATGGAGGTTCACGGTAAGACGGTTAATGTGAGTCCCAAAAACCTCGTCATGTTCGGCGCCAGGCAGGGGCTCAATATCGGCCGCATCGGCGACGCTCTTTACCGCGATTGGCTGCGCAACATGCCGATCACCGGCGAGATAAACAAATTCGTTTTCGACAAGGTTTCCCGCAGTGCAATCGCAAATGGCTTTCTCGCCGAATTTGAGCGCGTTGCCAAAGCGAACCCTGATCTCACCGGCGCCCAAGTGGCAAAGCAGGTCGCGCGCGATATCAACGTCCTCTTTGGCAATCTCCAAAAAGAGAGCATCTTCCGCAATCCTTCCCTGCGCTCGCTGACCCAAGTGCTTTTCCTGGCGCCGCAGTGGGTTGAATCTCTGGCCAGGCGTGAGACTCGAGGTGTCCTCCAGTTTGGCCAGGCTGCGGCCGATATCCCCAAAGCCATTTCCGAGGGCCGTCTGCCGCGTTTGGGCACCGTGGGTAAAGGTGTCGGTACCGCCCTGGCCGGCTACTTCGCCGGCACTCAGATCCTGAATCTGATAACCCGCGGCAAATTCACCTTCCAGAACCCGGAGGCGGGCCACAAGCTGGACGCCTGGATCCCCGGCGGGCAAAATGGCTTCTTCATTTCCCCGCTCTCGGTCTTTGGCGAGATCACCCATGACATTCTGCGCTACGCCGAGACCAAACCCGACTTCGCTACTGCCGTCCAGCAAATCGGGATGAACAAGTTAGGGCCGCTCGGTCGGTTCCTCTACGTGCTCGCCAGCGGCCGGGACCCGATGACGGCTGAGAAGCTTGTCGGCACTGGCCGGCGGGCTACCCGCGCCGCCATGACTGCGGTACCGGTACCGATCACCCTTTCGCAGCCTTTGCGCCTGGCGGGCTCAAAGCTGGCCCCGGGAGTGATATCCCCGCCTGCCCCCGGCGCCGTCGAGCGACAGGGCCTGGCCTCCATCGGCTTTAAGACTGAGCCGGTCGGCACGGCCCAAAGCCAGATTTATCACTTGGCCGAGAAGTGGAAGAGCCAGTCAGGCAACGCCAAGTACGAGGCTGAGGTCGAGCGCCGGCTGAAAGAGGACTTTGGCCCAAGTGATTACCGGGATCTGCGCTCTGCTCTTACCCGGGACGATCCAAAAGCGGCGCGCGCGGCGTATCAGGAGCTGCGCAGTGAGGGAAAAACTCCCAAGACCATCCGGCAAACCTTTCAGCATCCCCATCCTTTCACCGGGAGCGGCCAGGCCGAGTCCGCTTTCAAGCGCACGCTCAGCGATGAGGACCGGGACCTTTACGATCGGGCCCTCGAGGAGCGCCGGGACCTCTACCGCAAGCTGCAGGAAATGTTACAATCAACTGAACCAGAATAAGAATGCCATTGTTATGCCATTAAAAAAGGGATCTTCCCGCGCCACAATCAGCCGTAACATCAGAGAGATGGAAGAGAGCGGCCACCCTCACAGAGTAGCTGTTGCCGCGGCTTTGCACACCGCTCACCCCAACAAACGGAAGAAAAAGCGCCGGCACAATTCTGTTGGCGACAGCTACACCGGCCGTTACTACTAAAGCCTATGATCACGAAAAACCCACATGCGAAAAAGACCATGAACCAAGGTTCGATGACTCCCAAGGTCAACACCGGCGGTCCTGATTGCGTCAGTGCTCCTCAAACCGGCCGCGCCAGCGGCAAGCATCATCGAGCTATGGGAGGCGGCCCGAAAGTCCCCAGGCAGCGAAAGAAGGGCTTCTCCATGCCCAAGCCGGACAAGTACGGTTACTACTAATCGACTGGCATTAGCAAACCGCGGTCGATTGCGCCCGGCTGGCAAATGACCTTAAAGGTAGCGATGCACACTTGCTCGCTCGTCTTGTCCGGCGTGCATTTCTCACAAGTGATTGTCCCCATCTCTTGATCGGTTGCCAGTCGCACAAACCTCGGCTTTTTCCCCGCAAAGGCATGCGGGCAAATAATGTAGCTACGACTTTTACCGTGGCTTTTGCACTCAACGAATGGATAGCCAGGGTCCATAAAAAGGTTTTGCCAGCGGCTCGAGCCAATCAGCCCAAGCCCTCACGCGCTCTGGATACCGCTTTGTGTCTGATCATTGGGTAGTTTCTCGCGTGAGCCCTTGGAGGTAGGGACTGGCAAAATTTGCGATTTAATCTCCTCCGCGATACATGCACCGCACTCACCGCCTGAATGCTCGTTTCTGTTGAACTGAGGCACAAGAAGGTGCCTCAGGCACCGGATTGTCAAAACGGAAGCAACACCCTCGTCAAATGCCGATTCTTTACTCGCTACCGCTTGGATGTACTTTGATTGCAGTTCAGCGGTTACCGTCTCGGCATAGGCCTTCATCCTGCCTACTGTTTTGAGGGCATCCTCTTTCAGGTTTGAAATCTCCTGTTGCGCCTTGCTTAATAGCTCAGTTTGCCGAATCAGTTGGCGTGAGAGCAACGCGAAGTCGTCATCAGGATCGCTCACCCATTGAAGCGTATCGTTGGCTACTCTTAACGCTGTTTCGAGTTCACTCATTGCGGTTGAATGTTCATTAGAGCTCGCCAGTAAACCGGCTGCCCCGAGTTGGTTACCAGAACGGACGGGAGGTTGGTGAGCGTCAACCAGTTGGTGAAATCTCCGCTTTGGAGGATGCTGACCGAAAGTAGAAAGTTGGTCACCGGCGGCGCCGGCAGATTTGTCCAGAGTGCCTCGGCCGAGTAATCGCTCTCGAGGAGTCCGTTGGAGGCTGTAACTGCGAAGTGGAACACCCCGGACCCTGGGTTGGTGATCGTGAAGGTGTTGGCGAAGATTAGCGGGTAGAAATTCGTGTAGCTCCTCGAGGCCCCGCCCTGATAGAGGTTGTACGAAACGACAGTCGGATCCGGTGAGTAATCCCATTGCAGGGTGACTGTTTGCGGGTGCGGTGTTCGGGGTATCGACCGAATAGAGGCCGGCGGCCGTAGTGTGGCCGCCAGCCCTGCGAGCGCGATTGCCATGAGGGGTGTTAGCTTCATTCCTCCTTGAACAGGCGCTCGAAGATCATGCCGGCTAAGATCTCCCTCTGCGATTGACTAAGCGGCGCGCGGTCAACCGGCGGCCGCGTGAGGGTTTTGTCGAATTCGTGAATCACCAAGGCTATAGCCTCAACAGTCGAGCCCTGCTCGTAAATTGGCCGCGGCGCCAGTCTTTGAAGCGCGGCGGCAATTTGCTCCGTAGCAAGCGCCTGGCGCCATTCTGCGCTATGAGCACGATGCTGAGAGCGGCGGCTCATTGCGAAATCAGCCGGAAAACCTTTGCCGCCGAGTTGGTGCTCGTTTGGGGCAGCGTAGTGAAGTCGAACGATGCCCAATTTTCGCCGTCTATCGTCACTACTGGCACGTCATTGGTCATAACCGGCGTGCCGTTGGAGTCGTACGCGACCATGGCAAAGCCGCCGATCTGGCTCGCAGTAGCAACGAAGGTGTAATCGGTTTGCCAGGCAGATTCCGAACGTCCCACGTCTCGATGCTGGAATGACACCCGGGCAGCGAACATTTGATTGCGCAACCTGAGCGGCGGCAGGACGTGCATGTAGCTCGGAGGGCCGATGCCCGGGATCTCGCTAATAGGCGCCTGAGCCGGCGGATCTTGGTCCGGCGCCGGAATGGCCTGGCACATTCGATAAAGGCCGTAAATCAGCACGCCGCAAACAACAATCCCAATCGCCCCCGCGATGCACGTAGAGGCAGCCGGCGGCGGCGGGTCGGGCCTGGCGTAGGATGGAACTTGCAGGGCCAGGATCAGTAACAGGGTAACGAGTGTTTTCATTTAGTGTAGTTTGAGTTTGTGAGGCGGGAAGTGCCAGCGATACCCTTGAACCCTTTCGACGTGCGGGCCGACTCGCCACACGGTTACGAGCGACAGAATGAGAGCGGCCAACAGAAGCCGCTCCCCCAGGCTGAACCGCTCCCATCCAGCCCTAAAGTGTTGCCAGTAAGTTTTCAATTTCCTTTCGCTAATTCCGCGATGTGCGGAGGGATTTCCTGCTCTCGGCTGGTGTTGCTCGAGCCGCCGGATGGCGCCGGCGTCTTAGGCCAGGCGTGCCACTGGTAGCAGTGATTGCAGTACCACTTAATCATGATGGGGTTCATGCAGAAGGCCGCGGCGGCCGCCGGGGTTTCGAACATGGGCAGGTTTGCATGCTCGCAGATCTCCGGACAGCCTTTGAAGCGCGGCGAGCTCATAGAGGGTTCCCCACGTTACGCCCGTAAGCTTTTAAGAAGATTTCCGCATTGCGCTCGAAAGGCTCAGCGTAGCCTCCTCCGAGAGCCATCACCTGATCCATGAGCGAGTTGGTTTCCTCGATGGTAAGAGGTTTTTCAGGCTTCAAGCCGTGCGGGCATTGCAGCCGAACATGATTTGATGCGCCATAGACTCGGCAAATGGCGGGCCGGATATCGTAAACGCTGCATCTGTTTTGTGCGTCCAGTAGCGGACAGTTCAAGCACCTAGTTTTCTTCAACTGTTTCAGGCGGAAGGAGGTCTTTAGCTTTTCGGGATTTATCCCGGTGCGAGCCACGATACGCTTGAGCTCCAATTTGCTCACCGCTATTGGACCGCAACAATCCGCACAGCCAGCCTTACACTCGAACTTTGGAACGGACTCGAGCAGCCGAACAATCTCAGCTAGACGCGCGGTGTTATTCATTCTTTTACGGGATACTCCGCGGCGCCCTGCAAGTCCATCACTCCACACGCGCCGCTCTGGCAATGGTGAGTCTCAACCATTGAAACCGGGATCCCGAATTCGCCGCACACCATATTGCGAACGGCTTTCATTACTCCATTGATGGCAGGGTCTTTGCCCCTACGGTGTTACTATCCAGGCACCCGCATAGCCGACACTTATAGAGGATCCGCCATTCCGTTTTCATTTCAACCTTTCGATTCTGACGAGGGTACCGGTGGATCCGGAGGTAACGACTTGCAGGACTCGGAAGCAAAGGCGTTTGTCAGCATCGTCAACACCGAGGCTTCTCGCGATACTGTCTCGGAGAGGTTTGGCGCCAGCGATGAGATTATCTTCATCAAACTCTTTACGGCCGAATCGGATGATTTCAACGAGGATACGTACGCGACTTTTGCGCTTTGGCTTATCAGCCTCACCTCGCTCCAATGCTTGTACCTGAACGTGTTGGCTGAGGGAATGTTCCAGTCCAGCCAGAGACTGAGCTTTGACGCTGCTATCAACTGTTTTTCCAGCAAGAGCCTCGGCGACAATTTTCTGGTTTTCAGGTGACTGGCCGAGCTTGGTGTGTCGGAACGCATCGGGAGTGAGGCGGATAGGCATGGTTTATTCGAAGTCCCCGGGGTGCTCTTCTCTGTAGCAGTCGATGTAGGAGTCAATTCTGCCAGCGAGCTCCTCGAGGTACTCGAAATAATCGGTTCCTCTTAGAGGTTTCGCGTTTACGTCGATTGCTCTCATCGCGTCCCTAACGGCTTTTTCAGTGGCTGGTGTCATAATCCGAGAGCTGCTCTTTCTTCCGGGGTGAGTTTGGCAAGCGCGGCTGCTCGAGGATCCTTCTCGAGGCCGAGGGCCTGGCGCTCTTCTGGCGTGAGCTTATCGAGCGCTGCCTCAGCCACTGTCTTTGCTGTCGTCTGTATCACCCCTTGCGGCGCTACGGCCGCCGGCGTCACATGCGCTTGGCGAACCGGCGTAATAAAGAACGGTTGGCCTTGTGCTGGTGGGCCCGCGGCGGGCTGGTTAGGTCCGCGCACCAAAGTTGGAATGCCCTCGGTAACCACTGTCTTACGAGTGCGCTGAGGCCCGTTGGTTGGCGCCGGCAAGAGTGGTGCCGCGGCGGGGACTGGCTGCGCTGCAGATTGCGTGCTCGCATGATTGACGAATGCTTCAATCTCGATCTGTTGAGCCGGCTTATACCCATTGACCCATTGCCAGTGCTTTACCAGCGGAGCAAAGCCTCCGAAGTAGATCTCATCGAGATCCTCCTCATGCTCGCAGATGACAAACTGGCCTTGGTTGACGGTCGAGATATAGACGTTGCGCCGGATGATCGGCTTCTCTGGCTGGCCGGCCGCGCGCCGCATGAGCTGCCAGGCCTTGGCGTACGCGGCGAGCTGCAGCCGGTGTTCAGACCAGGCGCCGCCTTTGAGCGGATCCGGAAGGGTCTTGCTCCCTTTGTAATCGGTAATGCTCAAATGCGTTTCGAACTCTTGCATAAGATCGCATCGGCCGGCATACCCGTCGCCAACCAGGCCGGTTTCAGTGCTGATGACCTCGCCAAAAGCCATGATGGCCTCGAGGGCATCTTTCACCCAGGGGAAGATCTCCGCATCGATTTCCAAGCCTACTACGCCAGCCTCGATCGCGTCGTGAATTTGGTTGCCCTTGTCCCGGGCGATATCGCGCTCCTGATGCTGCTGTTGCTCGACCTGCAGGACGCGAGTAATAAAGACGTCATCGGCCTCGCCTGGCTGGCGCGGCGCCGTCACGACTGCCAGAACAGCTTGCTCAATCATCCAGTTTACCAGGGCCTCTTTGTGCAGAAGTTTTAGGATCCCGGTGACTGAGGGAAGGAGATTAAGCTTGCGCGCGTCTTTGAGGTTGGTAGATCGCTGCCCTTTCTTATCGGCACGGTCGACAACGTGACAGGCTTTGCCGTCCGTAAAATACCAGTGCGCTTCGTCTGAACTCTTAACTCTTGCGGCTGTAGGATTGCTCATTTTGGTTTGGTTTGGTGTTTGTTAATTGCGGCTGTCATCATGCTTCTTTTGCCGGCGGGCGATCCCTACCGCCAGGCCGCAAACCTTGTGCGCGCTCAGCGGCTTACCGCACTGGCTGCAGAGTGCTCCCGGTTTGGAGGTCTGGATCTGCAGGCTCTTAATCTTCTCGAGAAACTCTTCGAATTTGCTCATATCACATATCGACTGCTTTTTGCCGGCGCTGCAAGATGCCCTCTTTCAGGCATGCTCGCAGCCCTTCCGAGAGTAAGCGCTCGGCCGCGGCGGCGCGGCTGGTGCCATAGAACCCGGTTTCGACTACCCGATCGAGGACTTCAACTGCGGCTTGTGTGGTTGTTATCTGTATAACCACACTGTCAGAACCGCGCCGCGGCATTGAATTGGCCATGCGTTTACTGTGCCGGTGCATTGCCGTTACATTGGAATATCATCGTCCTGACCGGCCGGGAGCTCTGGTTGAGCCTCAGCTTGGGTGTCCTGGCCGTGCTTTTCCTCCCACTCGAGGAACGCATCGAGGGCTTCGCGGAAAGTGAAATCCGACTGGGTTGGTTGGTAGGTGGTACCGTTATGCTCTCGAGGAGCTGGCGCCCAGTTCCTGGCCATTCCCCAAAGCCGCTTTTGGCAGGCCTCATCGCCTTCCTTCATGCCCTTGTAAAGGCTACCGATGTTATCGGGGTTTTGCTGGTACTCGGCGCGCTTCATCCCAGCCCGCGGGATAGGGCAGATGATATCAAAGAACCACTCCGGATCGCGAGACTTGGCGGCCTCGGCCCCCGGCGCCTTGGAGGTGGTTGCTGGCTTAGATTTGGGGGGGTCTTTCAGGTCGTGAGGCTTGAAAGCGTGCTCGGCTTTGCCCGTTTGGGTGAAAAGCTGGATTTTCTCCTCGAGGAGCTTCAATTCATCCCGACTCAAAGGGCAAAACTCGAGCCCTAAGGCCTCTATCGGGTCCGTAGGCAGGAGAGCCGCCGGATTTACCAGGGCCCGATAATACGCAACCGCATGATTTAGAATCGGTTTGAGCTGTACAATGAGCCAGTTAAGCGTTGCTTGGCTGGCAAACTTGGGTTTCTGCTCGACCTTTGCGCCAGGCGTGACGCCAGTGCTCGCCGCTTGCACGCCCTGAGGCGTTTGGCTTGCCGCCGGTGTGGTTACACCCCCTGCGGCGGCCTGGGCGGTCCTAGAGCTCTTCTCCCTGAGCTTCCGCCGGGCCCACCAACCATTGCACCAGTCCTTTTTCCATGCCTGCAGGCCAACTCCGAGCTCTTTACAGCACCGGCGCAAGGCGGCCGTTTTGGCGCCCTCGACGGCATCGCCGTAGTTCTGACTGTTGTTGGAGGGGTAGTACTCCATTTCCCCTACCGCCTCGCCAACAAAGCAGCCCCTGATTACCAGCATTGCCTCGACGTAAACCCGGCTACCGCTCACGGCCGGCTTGCGCTCCCTGGCTGGAAGGGTGAAGGGCTCAGCCCATCGATTGCGCGGGACAATCGCCCATTTGCCCATACCGAAAACACTGGTGAGACGTTCCCTGAGTGCAGCGTGCTCGATATAAATGAGATTCTCTTTGCCGGCGGCGCCAGGCTGGAAAGCCTCATCAGGGAAATCGGCTTTGAGCTTATCCTCCTCCTCGGGGGTGAGCTCGAGCTCTGAGGCGCGCTCATAGGCTCGCATGGTCAAAGCAGCGACGGCCTCAACTTTGGCTTGCGCCGCGGTTATCTGTGGCTTGGCTGGTTCAGCCTGGGGCCGGCGCTGCTCAAGGGCCATTTGGCGCGGCGGCGGCGCCTCCTCGGTTGTGGGTGGGTCCTGATCGATTGTCTCGGCTTCAATGGGCTCGTTTGTCATAGGAGGTAACGGGTGTTCGTAACAATATCTTGATAAATCAAACATTTGGCAGCAAGGGCAGGACTGCGGCGTAGAGCTCGGCGGCGCTCCGCTCCTCGGCCTCCTGCCTTTCGTAGTCGCGCATGATTTCCTCGAGGACCTCGAGGGCTCGGCCTGGGGCTCCCATGCGGAGGAGCTCGGCCGCCTGGCCGGTAAGGCGCCGGCGCCGCTGTTCAGGTTGCTCAAAGCCGAACACTTCGCGGGCCTCAGCCAGGCGCGCGCCGATGTTGGCTTTCATCTGATCTCTGATCAATCCCTGCGCTACGGTTGTCATGTGGTTCTTTCGGTTCGTACGTTTCGAGGTAATGAAATTCTTTTGACCGCGGGTGTGTGGGGCAACGCATTAAAAGGCTGTGCTTGCCCAATGGGCAACCGCACCGTTTACACCTGGGCGCCGCGGCGGGAATGCTCATAAGAGTTCCTCGGTTGCTAGTTCCTTCGTCAAAATCACGGTGAGCATTGAGGCTTCTGATCTATTTTCTTGACGCGCTCGGCTTGCCAGTTTCCGCTTGAGCTTTTCGGGGACCCTGGCGCCGATGTAAACTTTGCCGTTCTTGTCGCTTTGCGCTTTTCGCATGGTCTTAGACCGTAAATTAACGGACAGCCGGAAGTCAATAATAAAATGTTGCAAAGTATCGCAGAGTGTGATTGAATCTTCCTCAGCGCGGAATTGAAAGGCCATACAATGCAAGCGACGTACTCACCAGAGGATAACAAACTAAGGTTATATTCCAGCACCCGGCTCGATCCGGATCTCTATAAGCGGGTCAGGGCCTACGGTTTCATTTGGGCCCCCAAACAGGAACTATTTGTGGCGCCGGCGTGGAGTCCTGACCGGGAGGACTTCTTGATCGAACTGTGTGAGGAAATCGGGGACGAGGACACAAGCCTAGTAGCTCGAGCCGAGCAGCGCGCCGAGCGCTTCGAGCAGTATTCAGAGAACCGGTCCGAGGATGCCAAGAGCGCGCGCGCTGCGGTTTCAGCCATCGCGGACAATATCCCGTTAGGCCAACCGATCCTTGTCGGCCATCACTCCGAGAGGCACGCGCGCCGGGACGCTGAGAAGATTGAAAACGGCATGCGCCGGGCGATCAAGATGTGGGATCAGTCCAAGTACTGGACGGATCGCGCCTCCGGTGCCCTGGCGCATGCGAAATACAAAGAGCTTCCCCAGGTTCGAGCCCGCCGGATTAAAACTCTCGAGGCTGAGAAGCGCGGCCATGAGCGCGCGAAAGCCAAAGCTGAGAACATGCTCAAGCTGTGGGCGGCTATCGATAGCCAAGAAAAAGCGCTAACCCTGGCCGGCTGCCACCCTGACGCGGGCTGGCTTACTTGTGCCAAGGTTGGAGATCGAACCTATCACGCGTACGACGTCCTAAGGCCTGACGAAGAGCGGTACAAAGAGTGCCCGGCGATGACCTTCGAGCAGGTCAAAGAGATTGCAGCCAGGCGCTACCCCGCAACCGTAGCCCATTGCGATCGCTGGATTGCGCACTACGTCAACCGGTTAGCCTATGAACGGGCCATGCTTGCCGAGTCCGGCGGCCTGGCGGCTGACAAATTCAATTTTAAGATGGGCGGCCAGGTGAAGCGCCGCGGGGAATGGTTTGTGATTCTCAAAGTGAACATGCGCAAAGGTGAGTTGCGGTCTCTGACCGTTGCCGGCCATTGGAAAACGACGATCGCGCTTGAGGAGGTACAAGACTACAAAGATCCCGCGGAGGGCGATTGGGAAAAGGCGCGCGCGGTCGTTTTAACTCCTCCGCTGTGCAACTATCCCGGTGAGGGCTTTTTGCACCAAACGGAGGCCGAATATAAAAGCACCGTCCCGAAATGGTCAGACTTCCCGAAAACCAAAACGATCAAGGCAACCGCTGGCGCCGTGTGTCATCGAGTGCGCAACCAGCGCAAGCCCGGGGGCAATGCCTGGGAGGGTGTTGGCGTATTCCTGACTGACAAGAAGGAAACGCGGCCACCCAAGCCTGAGGGACCGGCGCCGAGCTTGCCGGCGCGGGAGCTGCCAGACGTGCGAGCCTATCGGCCGGCGGAAAAGACAGAAGAGGCTAAAAGCTTCGAGGACCTCCGCGGGGCTCTGGCCCATCAATAAATGATTTGCTCAGCCTTGGCCGAAACAGCACACACACCCGGCCCGTGGAAATACCACATTGGGCGCGGCATTGATCCAAGATTCCACGTCCAAACGGAAGGCGGGTATCAAATCGTAGAGACCCCAAAAACCGGTATTGCGTGCGGTATTAGGGAAGCGAATGAAGCCAACGCCCGCCTAATCGCCGCCGCCCCCGAGCTGCTTGCGGCGTGCAAAGCCGCGCTTGACGGATTACTTCCGTGTAATCCACAAGACCCGGAATTGCTTAACTACGAGACGTGTCCTCCGGGACATAGAAATGAGTGTGGGCATTGCTTTAGGCGGCGACAGATCGAAGCCGCCATCGCCAAAGCGGAGGTGCAACCGTGAGTCCGGCACTTGCCAAATTCATTCTGGCCCGCCCTTGCGGGTTTATCACGGATGACGACCGGCGGGAGCTGCAGGAGCTTGACCGGCTTTTGCCGCTGGTAGTGCGGTGCGATTGCTGCCGGTTTATCTGCGCGGTTCAAGACCTGCCGATCCTGCGTGGCTAACGCGACCCGTGACGGCAAATATTGCATGGTCTACGACGTGGGGGCTCGCTACGGATGGTTCGATGGGTGGTGGGACATGGCCGCGCTCGAACAGCTTTTGGCGAGCGGAAAAGGAATTTATACTACGGCGGCGGCAGCGGGAAAATTGACCGCCGAACAGCGCAAGGAAATCAACGTCTGGAGGTAGCCCTTGAACCGACTCAGGCGCGCGCCGAGGCCGCCGCGGTGCAATCCGTTGCCAAGTTCCAAGCCCGCCGGCCGCCGAGCTCGCCGCTCTTGACCTCCAGCCGGCGCCCGCCATCCTGCCCGGGTGCCTCAATGGACTCCTGAACAGGCCAGAGCGTATTCGGCTCAAGCCGCGGCCGCTTCGGTTCTGGCCCGCAAACGGCGAGCCGAAAACCGCGCCGCGGCCGCCCGGCTTCACCCGGCTCGAAACGGGCATTCTGCCGAGCTCGATTTCAAAGCCGAGTTACTCGCCGGCGTGCGTGCGCGTGCGCGCGAGATCTTAAACCTTCTGCAAGAACACACCAGCCGAGCCAAACCAGACGCTGCGCACCTCGACAGACTCGCCTCCGCTCTCGAACGCCTCGCGGATCTCGAACGCGTGCTCGATGGCAGGCCATTGCCAGGAAGCAGGCGCCCGCCTCGCGAGGATGTGCCAAGCGCAAGGCCTGGCAGTGCAGGAGCTCGCCGCGGGCCTGCAGTGCCGATGCCCTCGCCTCCAGCTCCAGCGCCATCGAGCTCGACCGATGATGATGAGCCGCCGCTCTATCAGCCGGCGCCGCTCGACTGAGCTACCTAAGGAATCTCTTTTCTACGCCGGACCGTCCCCGCCCCCCACCCCCGGGGGAGGCGCGCGCCACTCGTTTCAATCCCCATTTCCCAGTTTACCCGAGCAGTATTTTACATGCGCGTAAGCCACGCATTGGCAGCGTGTTGCCCACGGACGCAAGGGGGAATCAGCAGTTTGAACGCAGCGGCTGTTTTTGTGTGAAGCGAGTCTTTAATTATGAGACGAATGTTGGTATGCAAAGGGTTAAACTGACAAAAGCAGCAGCGTTCAGACTGCGACGGAGAAAGGGGACATCTGGGAAAGTTGGCACTTTTCGAGGAGAGTCCGGAAAAGATCAAGGACAGTGCCAGAGCATTGCTAGCTGCGATTGACTGAGGTTACATGCGGGTACGGCACTCCCCCTTTCGGGTGTGCACGCAAAAACTGTATCGGCGGTTGGGTCCGGGGTCAGGCTGTCGGACCATTGTTTTTGCACTCTGGAATCCTGGCGGTCGGAGGCGTATTTAGTTGTTTCAGCTCTCCTCTTTCCGGTTGCAATCGATAAACGAATGCTAACGGAGGCTTGTCCTGTGTTGTTGAACCAGGGGCGGCCGTACCTGCTCGGTACCGGCTGAATCGAGGCTTGCCCAATCAAGGGCTACTGTGGCACTCGAACACTCTAACTGGCCCGGGCATTTGTTGGCCGGCCCGGGTGTGTCATCTACCCCCGGCCAGTGGCCAGGGAAATCGCTTCGGAAACGGCTTTTCCAGCCGCCAACCAGGCGGCGCGCTCCTCCGGTGAAAGCTCATCCCAATGCGGAAACTGCTCGCCGTGCGGACCCGCAAAATTCCGCGCCTTGCAATAAGCCCGGTAGGCTGCCATTCCAATTTCTTCGCTGCTCATGGCTGTGATTCCCGCCGTCGAAAAAGTGATTTGAACCGGTCGATTTGGGTGTTCACCCACCCGCGGACATTCACCATCCACCAAGGGCCCCAATGCCACCTGGCCCGCCCAAGCGCATACCCGCGGTTCCAGCACTGCTCGGCGGTCAGCTTCTTATCGAAACCAAACTCCTCGCAGGCCGTGTACACCGATTCGAAATTCTCATTTTTCATGGCAGCACGGATCCGAAAGTGATCGTCCCATCATCGTTGACCTTGTATTCGACCTTGAAACTCCACTTGCCGGCGTAGTCCGCCTCTCGATAGGAAGGCAGATTCGGACAGTTAGTGGCGGTGATCCATTCTGGATTTGGTTCGAAACCCGGCGCCGGATGCTCTCTCTTGAGGAAAATGAAATCCTGTAAGGCCTTATCGTCATAGGGCTTAATAGCATACCGAAACTCAGCGATGTACAGTCCCCGCCTCCGTCCAACCTTCCACCGGGGATGCCCCTCGAGCCTGGGCAGAAACGCCATCGGCGCGACGGCGGCCAGGAGCATTGATTTGAGAAAATTCCTACGTTGCATGTCAGGCGGCTTTGTGGGGTTCGCGGCGACTTGCGAGGACCCCTTTGACGTAGTCATCGGCGGCCCGGCGCGCGGCGGCTTGCGCCTTTAACTCACAGATAGCGAGCTCACCATCGGTTAGGTCTTTAGATTTAACCATAACATCGACAACAAGATCCAGTTGCTCACGTGGAACTTTATGGCGATAACTGCTTCGAACTAACTGGTTCATGTGCTGGACTCCTGGGACTCAGGCACGTACTTCTCCTGTGGAACCATGTCGCTTTTTGCCGCGTCATTTGAGGGGGAAGGAATGGACACGCCTGGCCAAATCGCTCGAGCGTGAGCGCGCAGAAATATGCCCGGGCCCTTGACGTCAACATCCTTGAGCGCTTCATCAACCAGGCCGGCCGCATGCTGGAAGGCGTCAGCCTGCACCTGCAGGAAGAAATTGTGCAGGTAGATTCTTTGCTGATCACTGAGCTCAATCGAGGTTTCGGACTGAGCTTTGGCTACCCAATCGGCGGCATCCTTCATGGGATTAGGGATTCTTCGTGGACAGTAAGAATGCAGGTTGTGAGTGAGAGACACGGTCCTGTCGCTCGCCTGGGGTTACCCCTTTGGCCAACCTGCAAAAGGAATTGCCGCGTACCCGCATCGCGCAAACTCTGCCGGGGCGGACAATCCCCGGCGTCGGATGTTGGATCTTCAAAGGAGGGCACACGGCAAAAAGCTGGTCGAGGTGATTCATGCGCAAAGAAAACTGAGCGTGCCGGGATTTGCCCGGACAACACACCCTCGACCAAAAGAGCAGCGCCAGAGCTAAAATCCCGTAGGACGGGTGCACCGAGTTGCCACAGGTGCCATCTGGCGCGACTGCCTGTTTGCAGGTTGCTCGGCAAAACCAGTGGTAGAGCCGCCCTTGCTTGAGGCCCACAGCGGGCCGAAAATCCCCTCGATCCGCTTCGTCCGCTTCGGCGCCTACCCTAACGGAAGGATATTTTAAGGCGATCCATGTGACACACGGATGAGGGAAAATTGGCGAACACGGCCGGAATCGAACCGGCTTTCCCTGGTTACCCGGGTTATGAGCCCGAGGCGGGCGCACAGCTACACACTTACCTAGGCGGTGCGTAGTCTCACGAGAGCTGTCCATCTCTTGTCGTGCTCGGAAAAAAAGTCCCCCGCTGTTAGCGCAACGGGGGGTTTGCCGGCAGAGTGCGACTCGACCGGCGGTTGTATTCGGCGAGGGAGGCCGAAATCCTTGACGGCTTACCCTCGCCAGCTCGCTAAAGCTGCAATTCATGATCGCTATTCCAAACCCAAATCAGGCGACCTGTGAAGCTTTATTTTTTTGAGTGCGCTTAACTCGCTGAGGTACAGCGAGATATTTTTCCAGATTTTTCCAGAGCGGCACCCAAGCTCCGGATGCCGTTCTTGCCTTTTTGGCGTCGGGCAAAGGAATCGACCGCACCTCCAGCATCGCCCTATGTCCTTAACATTCAAGCAGTCCAGAGGATTTCTATTTTGAATAAGAGGAGCATCAGACGGCAGCTATAGAGCCACCTGGCCGATGGCTTATAACTGACTCGCCCTCCGGCAATGCCGATCACGGCGCAGATTTCGCGGTTTCGCCAGAGAAGCCAAGAAAAATGGAAGGCGTGAAATCTCATAAAATGTCCCTGATTTCCATTACTTTTCGTGCCAGAAATAGATCCGGGTAACCCTGGTTTCCGGCGTGCAGTGGTTTAGTTTGCAAAACATCGCCACAAATTCAGGCGGGGTCATCTCGGGGAAACCCTCCATTTTGACCTCTTCATGGTTGATCCGCTTGAGCGGCTCTTGGGTGACGTTGATAACCGTAATCGCGTGCAACTTAACGACTTTCTCACCCTTCTTGAGTCCGCGGACCTTGCGCACTCCCATCAGCTTCTCGCCGATTTTGAGGTACCGCCAGCCAAGCCGCCTCGTCACGGTCTTTGTCCTGGCTTGGAACTGGCTCTCCGTCGCATTGAAGCTTATCAGTCTCATAAATCATTGGGTGTTGGTGTCCGATAATGGTTGCTGCTCGAGCGGCGTGCAGGAGGTCAGCGTATTTGGGAAACCTGCCAGACTCGAGGCGGCCGAATTCCCTAAGCCACTCCGAAAAATGGTACCAGGCAGTGGCCGCCTGATTGGGTGTGAGACTCCAGGCGCGGTTACCGACAAAGAAACACTGATCCTTGCGGTTGAATTTGCGTAGGTTCATCGGCGCTTTGCCTTCTTCTTTTTAGCGCGCGGCACTCGCGGCCATCGGAGCTTGAGCCCGCGGTGTATCGCATACCGCCGAGCCATTTCCAGATGGCGGCACAGATTGCAGTATGGGCCGTCGCCGTTCACTTGGACAGCTTTGAAAACGCCTTTTCTTTTGCATGATGGTAAATCGTAGTAGATACACTCATATTTAAATCCGCACCTGCAGCAAGTGTGAGTGTGGTCAGTGTTCACAGCTTTTGCTTCATCTCGTTTTTCCAGTAGCGACACGCAGGGCAGCGCCAGGAAATTAACCAGCGGTGAAGGAAGTGAGCCCACCGAGGCCATTTCCTCATTGAGTCTTGGTGTTGGGCGGCGGCAAGCGATGGTCCAAACCACTCAGGGATTTTGCTAAGCATAGAAGAAAAAGGCCCGGCCTCCTACCGGGCCCGAGAATCTGTTGGCTGGTCGAACTTAGTATGGCGGCTCGCCGCTGTGACTTTCCTTTTCCCCGTTCTTGGTCGAGTCAGCCTTGACGGTCTTGATCTTCACATGGGCCCGGCCGAGCTTGTACTCGACCTGGCGGTCGGAGTAAAAGTACTTGGTCAGGCCGTGCGCTTCCATGGACTCCATCAGGCGCCGCTCGGTGTCTCCGATCTTTCTGCTGATTTCGGCGCGGTCATCGCGGAAGTCTGTCAGTTTGTCGGCCAGGCGGTCGACATCTTTGAATTTCGGGACCTCGACGCCTTTGCCAGTCATCGGGATCTCTTCCTGTTTCGGTCGTGGCATTGCTTTCCTTTCGTTTATGGGTTGCGGTTAAAAGAGTGTGTCGTCGCCAAAGTCCCACTTGTCTTTGTGGTCGGTGTAAACCGTGGCGCCGCCCAGATCGTCGAGCAATCCGATTGCTTTCTCGCGAAGCTCCTTGCGGATGCAGAAGGTTTTGTATTCCTCTTGCCACTGCTCGAGATGGTTTTTCTCGTACTCGTTTTGCTCAGAGGCAGGCTTCTTTATCGCCGCTTCGTAACTCTCAACCGAGGACGGCCGGCGCAGAGGCTTCAACGCCTCGCAGATCCACCAAAGGTTTTTAGCGGTCTGGTTCGCGGACTCTCCCGGCGCTACCTCCGCGGAAATCTCGATCTTCCTATTCTCGTAATTGCCGAGGTTGTAGAGGCGGGAAACGCTTACATACTTGACGCGGCCGACTTTGGGAGGCTTGGGTTTTCGTTTCAGTTTGGGTGTGCTCATGGTCGGTTTTCTGGTTCGAGGTACTCGAGCCCGACGAATTCAAAGACGTCGCGCTCGCTTGTGGTTTGATGGTGAGGCAGGCCGCGCAAGCTCGATAAGCCTGAGCCGCACGCCTCGAAAGTCCAGCCGCGGCGCCGAGCGGCCGAGGAGATATTGATATTGTTCTGCTTCCCGCCGGTCCGCATGACGAGCGCATTCCACCAGTTGTCGTGAGTGGTGGCAAAGAAGTTGATGGCGATATCTGTTTCGCTGTGCACCGCGTACTTGTTTTCCTTCCCCCAAGTCGGAGAGCCAATGACACTGTGTCGGTGGCGGATTCTCCCATCTGCAATCCATCGGGCGAGCTCTGCATCAACGAGGTCATCCATCGTCGAGGCCTTCGCTGAAAACAGGTCAGAGGTTTTGACCCGGTATTTTGGGATGAACAGAACTTCGACGTCCTTTGGAAACGGCCGCCGGCGGCGCACCGAGCCCACGATCTCAATCCGATCAGTGAACGGGCCGAGCTGATACCGAATCAGGTTGGCGACCTTGGCAACCTCACTAAGGCTGTGACGTATTGGCATTGCTATCATCGGTTTTCTCAGGGATTAGGCCGGCAAATCGGCTGTCAACCAGGCGCTCGAAGTAGCTGCGCTTTCCGTCCCAAACGTAGGGTAAAAAGACCTGGCGCCAATCGGCTTGCTGCATCTGGATCATGCTCATTTGAACCTCGATCCAGTCCTGCATTATCTTCCTGGCGGTTCGCTCGGCTTGCTCTCGGAAGTCTTGTTTCGCACGCGGCCTTCGAGAACTCGTGGATTTTATATAATTGTTCCAAAGGGCCTCGAGTGCTTTTTCGACGTCCGACGGCACACGAATTGGCCAGGGCGTGCCTCCGCTAAACGAGATGGTAAACGTCAATGCAGTTACGGTGCCATCCTGGCGGTATTCCTTTTGAATGGCGTGAACCCCGCAACGGATGAGGATCTGCTCAATCTTGTAGATCGTCTGGCTGACGGGCTGATCGGAGGTGTAATTCTTTAGGAACATGCTGCATTGAAGGCGCGTAAGAGCTTCTCAGTCCATTGCTTGCGTCCAAGCTCGAGGTCGGAGATGTACGGACCGCTAAAGCCCATGATGCGCGCAACCTCGCGAACGCTTTTTCCCGCCTTTTCCCGGCGCTTGCGCTGTTGGGTGCCGATGAAAGTTTGGTCAGGGAGTCGCCCTCGGCCGTTGCACTTGGGGCATTTGACAAATTGCATGTGACGCTGATGTAAGCTGCATTTGTTACGGCTGTCAATTATTTAATTTCACCTTGCAGGGGCACCCATGAGCTAAAGCGTGGCAGGATGTGCATAAGAGGATGAATCTCTTCGATTTATAATCAGTGTGATGCTTATGAAGTTTCTTAACTTTCTGTTTGCAGTTACTGCAACGCCCTGGCTTTGCCGATTCGTACTGCGGCAAAATGTACCTTTGCGCTCGCTGTCTCGAAAACCCAAACCTTTTCCCAATTTCCTGATAGGTAAGCCCCTTGTCTTTCAACTCAGTAATTTTAATCGCCAAAGAAGGATTTCGAAAACCGCGGCGCCCACCTGGCTTAAATGCTGGCATCTTCAAATTCTTGCGCACAAACCAGATGCGCCAACTCGAGACTCCGTAATTTTTAAGAGAGGTTTGAATTTGGTAAGGCCGTTTTCCTGACTTAAGGAGATTGGCTATTTTAAAGTTTAACCACATGGCGAGAGCCTATCTCAGAGTGTAAATGGCAACAACTTTTCCTTGTAAAAAAATGCCACCTATGCAGAAATCGGAAGAGTGGCTACCAAGAGAATCTACGGACTAGAATGGCCTGAGTCGACAGACCCCCTCGAAGTCGAGTTTTTCTTCATCAAAGCCGGCGGGTACCATAACGAAAACGGGAAGGTTTACGGCCGCGGCAAATTCTACCACACGAAAGCCGCCATCTCCCTGATCTGGCCGGATGACGATCACCACAGATGGAGCGACCTAGCGCTAAAGCGAAAATGCGAGAACGATATCGTCGTTTACATGGGGTCGAGCGACTCTGGCAAAACCTACTTTAGCGGGCGTTACATTCTGGTCGATTATTGGGCTAGTCCGGACAATACCCTCTGGATGGTTTCCTCCACCGAACTGCGCGGCGCCGAGCTGAGGATTTGGGGCAAACTAAAAGAGCTCTTGAACCGGGCTCGCGAGCGCTACCCCTGGCTGCCGGGCCGGGTGCTCGAGAGCAAAACCTGTATCACGACTCAGGATATCACGTTGGATGGGAGCGAAGCTCGAGTGATGACCAAAGGGATCATCTTCATCCCCTGCAAGTCCGGCGAGAATTGGGTAGGCCTGGGAGCTTACGCCGGCATTAAGCCCACCAAAAACGGCCGCCTTCGCCACTGCGGCGATGAAGTTTCGTTCATGGAGCGCTCGTTTCTACAGGCGTACGCCAACTGGTTTGGAAAACCCAATTTCGAAGGGATTTTGAACGGCAATCCGATTGAGTTGGATGATTGCCTGTGCGTTGCGGCCGAACCGATGGGAGGATGGGAAACGTGGGAGGATTCGAAGAAAACTCAGGAATGGCGCTCAAAGTGGTATGGCGCCTTGGTGATTGCCTTTGACGGCCGGGACTCACCTAATTTCGATTTTCCAGCCAACCTGCCCCCGCGGTACGATTACCTTATCAGCCGTAAAAAGACCGATGCGGTTGCCCGGGCTGAGGGCGAGGAGTCACAGCTCTACTGGATGCAGTGTATCGGCAAGCCGCGCCCAGGTGCTGAGAAATTCAAGATCTTCACCAAACGCGATTGCGAGCTCGCCGGCGCTTTTGACGATGTTATTTGGGAAGCGGCTCCCACGCTCAAGATCGGCGCGTGCGACGCTGCCTATGGTGGCGAGGGCGGGGACCGGTGCGTGTTCGAGTACATCGAATGCGGCCGCGCGGTCGGAGGGGCCAACATCATCAAGTTTCACCCGCCGGAAATCGTCCCCATTAATACCGCTCTTGCTGAGAAACCGGATACTCAGATTGCCCGCTGGTGCAAAAGCCGGTGCGAGGGTTATGGGGTGCCGGCAAATTGCTTTGGTTTTGACGGCCGCTCGACTCTCGCACTGGCCTTTGCGGCCGTGTGGAGCGCGGAGGTAATCGTTGTCGATTTTAGTGGTCCGCCTTCGGACCGGCCAGTATCCCAGGAGCATTGGATTTACGATGCCAAAGAGAAAAAGAAGCGGCTCAAACGCTGTAACGAGCACTATTCGAAATTCGTTACCGAGCTTTGGTGGGCCATCCATTACCTCCTGCGCGGCAAGCAAATCCGCCATCTATCGCATGAGGTTGCCGATGAGGGCAGCAAACGGATCTGGTACCCAACCAAGGGCGAGCCGATCAAAATCGAGATCGAGAGCAAGCCCGAGATGAAAAAGCGGGTGCAGCGCTCGCCGGACTTGACGGATGCTCATGTTACCGGCATCGAAGTAGCCCGCCGGCATGGATTTACGATCGACAATATCAAAGACGCCAGCCTCGTAGAGAAAGAAGATGACTGGCTCAAAGATCAACAGGACCTCCACCGTAGGCGCATGCAAAAGCATGAGCTGAAGTACCGAAATAACTGGATATGATTACCGAGAGAACTGGCCCGTCTATCAATAAAGGCAGAAGCCGCCAAGACTACGAAACCCCTGTCGATTTTATGCGTGCAGTGGCCGCAAGGTTTGGCGCACCGGTGCTGGATTTAGCGGCAAGTGATTCGAATGCCAAAGCGCCGATGTGGATTACTGAGGCGCAAGACTCGCTAAAAGTCGCATGGCACGATGAAGTCTCAGGTGTGCTTTGGCTCAACCCTCCTTACGGCATTATCGGGCCTTGGGCCAAAAAGTGTTGGGAGGAAAAACAAGAGGGCGCTCGGATTCTGATGCTCGTACCTGCCAGCGTTGGCTCAAACTGGTTCAAAGACTACGTGCACAATCGGGCACTGGTTTGCTTCCTTTCTCCTCGTATCACGTTCGAGGGAGCTGATGACCCCTATCCCAAAGACCTTATGCTTTGCTGCTACAATTTTGGAGTAGCCGGTTACGAGTGCTGGCGATGGAAGTGAGGCTGCCCATGCAAGTCTCTATCGCCTGCAAACAGTGCGGGGCTCAGGTAGATTTTGAGCCGGACTCGCCGATACTCAAAATGGCCAATGATTACGGCACGTTCTGCGATGCCTGCATGGCCACTCAGACCGCCTCGCCAGTCGAGCCGCATGTTCCCCGGATAATTCTCTACGCTACTATCTGCCCGCCCTGTTTCGAAGATACGCGGATCGCCCGATTGCCCTGCCAGGCCAAGAGCGAGCAAGCTATCAACTGGCACTACGGGCCCGATGGGCTCAACCTTTGGGGCGAGCCCGGTACCGGAAAGACTCGGACCATGGGGATTCTCCTGCAGGGCCTCTTACAGCGCGGTTACAAAGTGGTTGCGTTTGGGCCAGGGGATTTCCGCCGGTTATGCGAGTCCAAAAACCACAAGCGAGGGGTGTGGCTTGAGCGGCTCTGTCAGGTCGACGTACTTTTCTTCGATGACTTGGACAAAATGAACCTGACCGCGGAGATGGAAAAAGACCTCTTCGCGGTGCTCACTAAAAGGATGGGACGCAAACCAGTCATGATGACCGGCAACGCTACCGCCAGAGGCATCGAGTACCAATTCCGCCTCGGTGAGGCAATGGTCCGGCGAGTACGGGACCACTGCCGCTCAATCCATTTCGCAAAAACAGACATAGACAACCAACCAGTAAAACCATGAGGAAGATTGACGTTGGCCAAGGCTACCACGCGATAATCGATGACGACGATTTCGAGCGCGTGAGTAAGGTAAAATGGTGGCTTGTTCGCGACCCAAACAACTTCTACGCAAAAAGAAACGTCAAAATCGATGGGAAGTGGACTACCCAAACGCTTCACTCCTTTATTCTGAATGTTCCAAGGTCGACCCGCATCGACCACAAAGATCACGATGGTCTGAATAACCAAAAGTGAAACCTCAGACCTGCTACACAGTCTCAGAACTGCCAAAACCGAATTCGCACTGGCAACCGGTATGGACACAAAGGCGTCTTTCTCGACCCTCGGCACACACGTCCTTTCGGTGCCAGGATAAGTGCGGGCAGAAAGCGGATTTTACTGGGCTACTTCAGTACGGTAGAACAAGCAGCCAAAGCTTATAACGAAAAAGCGATTGTGCTTTTTGGAAAATTCGCAAGTCTAAACGGGATATGAATGAACCTTTCAACAGATCACAATTTCCGCCCCAGGGGTGGCAGTTCCTTCAAGCTCAAACAGGCTGGACTAATCCAATGCCGATGGTGTTCAGTTTCGATCGCACGGTTCAGGAGATCATCAAACACCGGATGGCTAACCCGGCCATTACCGCGCAACACCGGCTCTCGATGGATCCGACTGCTGTTGCAACCGAGCTCGAGAATTTCACGCGCGCGCGCCTGGGCATGCCATCTCTAGGAGGAGCCGGCGCCCCAAAAATGAACCCACAACAGCCCTTGCCTCAAGCTGTTGTGGGGGCCATTGAGGGGCTAAAGCGGACCGCGGCCGGCGCTGGCGCGGTGATTGAATGGCTTGGGAGTGGCGGCCAGGCGGTAACGCCAGGACTCTCTACCAAGCGCGCTGAAATCTGCTCGACTTGCCCGCGCAACCAGCCAGGCAACCTCTCTCAGTGGTTTGTCAAAAAAGCCTCGGAGCTGATTCAGCAGGAGCTGTCGCGACGGCTGGATTTGCAGCTATCAACGGCTTTCGATGACAAGCTCGGTGTGTGTACGGCTTGCCTGTGTCCCATGAAACTGAAAGTTCACACCCCGCTGGATATCATCGAAAAGAAGATGCTACCCCAGGTGCTCGCCGATCTTGACCCTCGTTGTTGGATTCTCAAAAAAGACGTCATTTGAAGATCCTCCTCTGTTATATCACAGTCACCGGCGGCGCCAAAACGCTCGAGTACGCTCACCGGTTTGCCTGCACGTACAGCCAGCACCCCCCGGGCTATCCGCACGATCAGGTAGTGGTGTGCAATGGGGGTCGACCGGCGCCGGAAATGGAATTCATGTACGGGATCCTCAACAATGGTGCACGAATGCTGGTGAGAGAGAACGATGGCGGTTGGGACATTTCGGCGTACATCGAAGTGGCCAGGGACCTAGGCCAAGATTACGATCTAATGCTCTGCCTCGGAGAGTCGATTCATTTCCATCGGTTCGGCTGGCTCCTCAGGCTAGTGGAGGCCTACCGGACGCACGGACCGGGCATGTATGGAGCATTCGCCAGCAACACTGTGCGGGCCCACATCAATACCACTGGCTTTGCCATCTCCCCGAGGTTTCTGGCCGAGTGGCCAACACCGGTTACCAACCGGCAGGAGCGCTACGATTTCGAGCACGGCGAGAATTCGATTTGGCGCCGGACTCAAGCCGAGGGTTTTCCAACGATGCTCGTTACCTGGGACGGCTTCTGGCACCCTCAGGCCTGGCGGGTACCGGCAAACATTCTCTGGCGAGGCAATCAGACCAACTGCCTCATGTACTGCAGTCATACCGATAACTGGTTTGCGGCCGATAAAGAACGGCGAGCTCGCTGGCTGCGCATGGCGGACGCTCCTTTCCGATGAAGTACGCAACCGTATGCAGTGGTATCGGTGCGCCTGAATGCGCCTGGCAATCTCTTGGTTGGCAGTGCCAGTTTGCCGCCGAGATTGAGCCTTTCCCTTCTACCGTTCACGCCCATCACTTCCCAGAAGTCCCCAATTATGGCGACATTACGAAATTCAAAGAATGGCCACAGCACACAATCGATGTTCTTGTTGGAGGGACGCCATGCCAAAGCTTCTCCGTCGCAGGGCTTAGAAAAGGACTGGCTGACCCGCGTGGCAACCTCATGCTCACCTTTCTGGCCATCGTTGGCCGCTATGCTCCCGCCTGGGTCGTTTGGGAAAATGTCCCCGGCGTGCTGTCCATCGACAACGGACGGGCTTTTGGAGCCTTCCTCGGAGGGCTGGCGCAACTCGGGTATGGGTTCGCCTACCGAGTTCTGGACGCTCAATTCTTCGGAGTGGCCCAAAGACGCCGCCGTGTGTTCGTTATCGGATGTGCTGGAGGACAATGGCAGCGTGCCGCAGCGGTTCTATTTGAGCGCGAAAGCCTGTGCGGGAATCCTGCGCCGAGCCGAGAAGCGGGGAAAAGAATTGCCCCAACACTTGAAAGTCGCGCTAATGCAGGTGGCTCAGGATGGGGGACAGATTTCCTAGCCGGTGGCGGCATGACAGCCCATAGCCTTCGCGCTGATGGATTCGACGCGAGCGAGGATGGAACGGGGCGGGGCGTGCCGCTTGTTACTGGTCCGATTGCGGGTTGCTCTAATGGTGGCGGGGCAAACGGCCCTGTGCGCCGATTAACCCCAACCGAGTGCGAAAGACTCCAAGGCTTCCCGGATGGATGGACGGCGATCCAATACCGAGGCAAACCGGCTGCTGATGGGCCGCGCTATGAGGCTCTCGGAAATTCAATGGCGGTGCCGGTGTTGCGGTGGATTGGGCAGCGCATTCAAATGGTGACAGACCTCGCATGAAACCCGTTTTAGTTTACGCTTACCCCGGCGAGCGCTACCTCGAGCATGCGCTCAAGTTTGTTGCCACCTACCAGAACGCGCCAGGAGGCATCGAGCACAGCACTTTGATTGTGTGCAACGGTGTGCCAGCGGACGGGTTTGCCAAAACGCTTTTCGCTTCACTCCCTGAGGTCAGCTTCCTCGAGCACGATAATTCCGGTTGGGATATCGGCGCTTTCCAGAAGGCGGCCGAAAATCTCCCGAATACGGTTGCGGTGTTTTGCGGCGCCTCGGCTTGGTTTCCGCGGCCGGGCTGGATGGTGCGAGTGGTCCAATCCGCCACACGTCGAGGCCTCGGGATTTTCGGTACCATGGGCAACGCCGGCGATGCGCGTTTCAGTGTATCCCCGCACATACGGACTACCGGTTTTTGGCTGAGCACTGAGCTAATGAACAAGTACCCGCTCAGGGTGAAGGATGCGGGCTTGCGCTACGCCTTCGAGCATGGCCCCAACTGCCTGACGTCATGGGTCACCGGACAGGGAATGCCCGCCTGGGTAGTCACCTGGGATGGTGAGTACATGCGTGAAGCCTGGGACCACATTCCAAACGGCTTTCACCGCGGCGACCAAAGCCAGGTCATGATCCGTGACAGACTCTGCGATCCACCCTACTACTGAAATGCGACCTATAGCCGTTTTCTACCACTGCCTTTTCTGCCTCAACACGCCGGACAATGTCCGCGAAAAAGCCCTCGCGATTGTCGACCAGCAAATGCGCGTGATGAACGCAAGCGGGCTGACCTATGCCGCCAAGGAAATCGTTATCGGCATCAATGGCGGGGAGGAAAGCAAAATCTATGCGGACCTCCTCCTGCCTCAGAGCGCGCGCAAGGTGTACCACGGCCTCGAGAGTCACGCCGAGAACCTCACGATTGTTGAGATCGAGAAGTGGCTACCGGCTCACCCCGGCTGGAACGTGCTCTACTTCCATGCCAAAGGCTGCACGCACGCGGCGGGAGATCCTTACGGGGAAGGAGTGTCCGGCCCTTGGCGCGATACGATGACTAGCCTGTTAGTGCTCGGTTGGCGCCAGTGTGTGGCGGACCTCGGGGCGGGTTATGAATCAGTTGGCTGCCATTTCCTTCGCGGCCAGTGCGACGGCACCCAACACATTTGGGCAGGCAACTTCTTTTGGGCTACCTCGGATTTCCTCCGGACCCTGCCGAGCATCTACGCTCGAGAGCGAATCAAAGTGTCCGGCATTGCCGCGGCCGAGAGCCGTTATGAAGCCGAGGTTTGGATCGGCAATGGGCATCGGTGTCCAACAGTCCGCGAGTACCTGCCTGCCGGCGGGGGAGGAGTCCCATGAACGAAGTGTTATTGCTGGATGAAATTGCGCTAAAGCACGGTACCGACAAGGCCTCGAGGCATCCCGTCAAAGGCCATGGTTACACAGCCCATTACGCCGATGTGTTCTGGCCGTTTCGCGACGAGCCTCTAAGCGTGGTTGAAATCGGAGTCGGAGGCGGCGAGTCGATCCGCATGTGGCTCGAGTACTTTCCGAGAGCTCTTGTTTACGGAGTGGATAACGTGCAAGGTACCAACCCCTGGAACACAGTGAGGGGCGGCGCGGATCTCCGCTACACCTTTGTTTACGGCGACCAAAGCGACACGACTTTTTGGGAGTGCTTCAAGGTCGATTACGGGCCCACCTTCGACATTATAATTGATGATGGCGGTCACTTCTCCAACCAGATCGTTACGACCTTTGCCGGCATGTGGGGCACGATTAAGCCCGGCGGCTTTTATTGCATTGAGGATATCGATTGCGGGTACACCGCAGGGACGATATTTATTCCGCCCGGCTCTCCGAGCCACAACGATTTTGTGACGGGATTTGTGCCGTCGATCCAAACTGGCGGTAGTGATATCGATTACCTCCGGATCTCAAACGGCCTGGCCATCTTCCGAAAGCGATGAGAGTTGCCCTCTGCTATCCCTACATTTACAGCAAAGAAGAGGAGCTTCTGCCAACGATCGAGCGATTCTTCGATAGCGGGATTGACTATCCTCCCGGTGCTGACCACGACTTAGTTCTGGAATTGAGTGAAGCGCCCTTGCGGGTTTGGTCTATTTGGGATGGAGATGGCTTGCGCGCGCCAAACGTAAAGATCGTTCGCTACTATGGAGGAGGCCGGGATATCGGAGCTCACCAGCACGCCGCCAACTCGCTTGCTCCTGAGATTGACTTTGCTGTATTCTGCAGCTCTCAGGTTCATTTCCATCGCGCCGGCTGGTTAGCCCGAATTATTGAAGCGCGCACTAAGCATGGGCCCGGTTTGTACGGCGCGATGGGTTCTTTCGAAAATAATCCCCACATCCGGACCTGCTTCTTTGGGTGCGATCCTCTCTTCATGCGGAGGTATCCGAATGTTATCAACAGCCGGGAAAAGTCCCTCGAGTTTGAGAGCGGACCTCAAAACTTTAGCTTGTGGGTCGATGCCCAGGGCGGCTCAGTCCGCATGGTTACATGGAGCACAGAGTTACAGCTCCAGCATTGCCGGGACGTTGAAAACGGATTCCGCATTGGCGACCAAAGCAACTGTCTTGTGTGGGATCGCCACACCGAGATTTACGCCAAAGCGGATCCGGAGCTGCAGGCTGGATTGCGCCGCTCAGCCGATGGCCTAAAATGAGTGTTGAACTGAGAGGTGTCAGAGGTTTTCTGATCGGGGTGGCGTTCACCCGCAAAACCAAACTCACTCCTCGCGCCTGTTTTATTTACCTCGGCTTCTGGCTACTACTAATGATGAGCACTGAGGCCAAAGGATGAGCTGGCATAGCCAATTTTCCGAGGACCGCTGGCTCGCAGAAAACCGAGAGCTCCCCGCCAAAGGCTATTTCGTTGAGGTTGGCGCTTACGATGGGATTTCCTGCAGCAATACTCTGGCCTTTGAAGAGATGGGATGGGAGGGCATGTGTTTCGAACCGGATCCGGAGATTGCCGAGCTCTGCCGCAAGAACCGCAAGGCGATGACCTACCAGACCGCGATCGGTGGAGGCGGTTACATGCAGCCTTTTTGGGTCAATGACGCCGATAGAGGGACCTCGAGCCTTATCAAATACCCCAATACTCGAGACTACGGTGTTACGGTCAATCCACTCTGGAAATTCCTCGACCTCTGGCGGCCGCCGAGTTTCGATTTGCTCTCAATCGACACTGAGGGAACCGAGCTCGAGGTGTGGTCAACTCGCGGGCCTTGGAACCCTACTTATGCGATCGTTGAGTTCTGGACTCAGCCGCAACCCCCGCGGTTCGAGAGCATCGTAGCGCGCTTTGAGGTTGACGGTTACCGCCTAATCCATCAAACCGAGGCAAATGCGATCTTCCAGATCGATCCAAAACCAGAACCAGAACCATCATGTATAAGCCACACGTACGTTGCAGGGCATGTGGATACGGCCCTGTACCCAGTCCCGGCGGAACAAAATGCGGAACCTCCTCCGAAAGATTGATCCCGGTCTTTGACCTGGGACTGCAGCCTCTGGCCAACGATTTCTGCGCCGAAGAGGAAGAGCGCGCCGGCTTTGCACCGTTAAAGGTTTTGCTCTGCCCGAACTGCCATCTGGCTCAGCTTTCGGTCACCGTCGATCCTACTATTCTCTACCGCCGGTACCTTTACGTCACCAGCACCAGCAAAACGATGCTGGACCATTTCCAGTATCTTTGGGAGCTACTACCTATCAATGAGCCAGTGCCCCGAGTACTCGAGATTGGCAGCAACGATGGGCTATTCCTTGAATTTATCAAACATCAGGGCTGCGAAGTAGTAGGGGTGGATCCCTCCTTAAATCTGTCGAAAATCTCAGGCGAGCGCGGGGTTTGCACTTACAACGGATTTTGGAATCAGGCCTTTGCTGAGGCTAACCCGGGGATTAGGCATTTTGAGCCGGATTTCATTTTCGCCCGGCATGTGTTCTGCCATGTCGACGATTGGCGCGATTTCATCGCCGGCATCGAACTCGTAAGCACGGTCGAAACTCTCACCTGTATCGAAGTCCCTTATGTTGGCGACCTCCTCGAAAAGGGAGAATTCGACACTATCTATCATGAGCACACTTCCTACCTCAGCGTAAAATCGATAGCCAAACTCCTCGAGGGAACAAAGCTCAGGCTGCATCGGATTGAGAAGCTGGCGATTCACGGCGGGGCCCTGCTCGTTATGATCCGCCACAAAGACTCGAAAGATGCGCCGCACAAGAGCGTTTCTGAATACTTCCGCAATGAGAACGTGGGGCTCGAGGCTTGGCGGGACTTTGCTGTTAGATGCCAGGGCAAGATAGAAGCGCTCCGATCTGTTGTCCGCAAGGCCAAGAGCGAAGGCAAGAGGGTAGTCGGTTACGGCGCCTCGGCCAAGAGTACCGTTTGGTTGAACGCCTGTGGGTTCACCCGAAAAGAGATCGACTACATCACAGATAACACCATGGGAAAGCTGTACAAGCTCAGCCCGGGCAACGATATCCCGATCGTGAATTCGGACAATCTGCACTACGATCAGCCGGACTTCGCGATCATGTTTTGCTGGAATTTCGCCGAGGAGGTCATTGCCAAAGAGAAGATTTTCCTTGAGAAAGGCGGCAAATGGGTGATACCTCACCCAAATATCAAAGTAATCGATGGGAGCGGTGAAGTGGTCCTGTGAAATTTAGCAAGGTCAACTTGGTCGAACAGGTGGTATGGAATATGCGCCTGGCCGACCTGCCACGCGCGGAAAACCGGACCATTATTAACGAGCTCTTCAACGGAGATCCCCCTTTCGATGAGGATACGGCCGAGGAAGATCAGATCCAGATCAACCGCAACGACCTGACCGGCCCAAACGTGATGACCCAATCCCGCCGGCAGTGGATGCAGGCCCTCGTCACCAAACCGGGAAACAAATTCTCAGTCGCGCTCGACAGCGGCCCGGCCAAGAAACGCCGGGAGTGGAGCCATGCCATTACCCGCAATGCCAATCGGGTGCTCAATCGTTCACGCTCCTACATGGAGCAAGGCCGAGCAGCCGGCGCCCAAACGGTGTTGCATGGCATAGGTCCCTCCATCTGGACAACTCGCCGCGGAGTGCTCTGCAAGCCCTTGCCGATCGGAAGTGTGATGATTCCGAGCGAAACGGACGTCGATTTCGAGAACCTCGACCATATTGCGTTTTTCAACGAGTGGACCCCGGCGCAGCTCTCCAAACTGGTTTACGGCAACCGGCGGGATCCAGGCTGGAACCTCGAGCTCGTCAAAGCTCAGTGGAAGTACGTAGTAGAGCAGGTTCAGAAGCAGCCCAATGCCACGGCTTTCCAGTACATGCCTGAGCGCATTGAGGAGCTGATCAAGCAGGACATGGGCTTTTGGGGTTCTGACGCCGTGCCTACCATTGACGTTTGGGACTTCTATTTCCGCCAGGACGATAACGGTTGGTACCGCCGGGTGTTCCTCGATTGGGGAGTAGAGGCGGGAGTCAAAGACCTACCCAAATCCAAGAATGGTGATAAAAACGATCTGTTTGGAGGATTCCTCTACACCAGCGGCAAGCGGATTTTCGCGCGGGACATTAACGAGTTTTTCCATTCCCAACTCGGCGATTGCTCGGCTGTTGCCCCATTCAAGGTTCATTCGATTCGATCGCTCGGCTGGATGCTTTGGGGAGTGTGCGACCTCGAGACTCGGTTGCACTGCAAATTCAGCGAGGCTCTCTTCGAGCAACTCATGTGGTTTTTCCGGGTAGCCAGCGGAGGCGACCTTACCCGCCTGCGCAAAGCGGACTTCTACCATTTTGGCGTGATTCCCTCGAACGTGGACATGGTAAAGGGCAATGAGCGCTACGTTCCAGACGCCAACCTGATCAACGCCGGCTTTACCCGGTTCAATCAGTTAATCAGCCAGGCGGCCTCTTCCTTCACTCAGGACTTTTCCGGCGGCGAGAGCGGTAAGGAAATGACCGCTACCGAAACGATGGCCCGGGTCAATCAGGTCAATGCTCTGGTGTCCGGCTTGCTCACGCTGGCTTACACGTACGAGGAATTCAAAGACCGTGAAACGATGCGCCGGCTATGCATCAAAAATAATCCGGATCCACTGGCCAAAAAGTTCTACCTGATGTGCATGGAGGATAAGGTTGATCCCGAAGTACTCGACGTCGACAAAATGGATATTGTCCGCGAGCGCTCGATGGGTGGGGGAAACAAAACCCTCGAGATGGCCATGGTTCAGTTCCTGCAGGGCATTCGAAAGAACCTGGGCCCGCAAGGGCAACGCCAAGTCGATCATATTTCCATTGAATCGGTTACCGATGACGCGCGCCTGGCCGAGGACCTGGCCCCGGTCGAGCAGGAAAAGCACGTTTCCAATTCCGAGCACGATGCGCAGCTCGCTACCGATCGCATACTCCGCGGCCTTCCTTTCCAAGTGCGGCCGGACATGGTTTTCGAGGATTATGTCAAAGTGTGGCTGCAGGATCTCACGGTGCTTGTCACGCAGAAGCAGCAAGCCGGCGGGATGGCTACACTGGACGAAATCAAAGGGTTCCAGGCCCTGAGCAATCAGATTACCGAATTCCTCAAGATCATGGGGACGGATCCGGAGCTCAAGGAACGGGTTCGCGAGTACCAGCTCGCTCTAACCAAGCTGCTCAATCTGGTGAAAGCGATGTTCCAGCGGCTCATGCAGCAAATGAAAGCTCAGGCTCGAGCAGGCGGCAACGGCGAACAAGCCAAAGAAGCGGCGAAGATCCGCGCTATAGAGCTCGCGGCTCAGGTCAAAGCGAAGAACTCAACCGAAAGCAACGCGCAAAAGAACGCGCAGCGGCAAGTCAGCTTCGAGTTGAAAGAGCAACAGCAGGAGCGGGAGCACCAAGCCACCATGCGGAGGCTCGACCTCGAGCATCATTACAACCTTTTGACCGATGCCTTACGGGCAGCCGGCCAAAGTGACAGCAAACCAGAAAACCAGTAATAACTATGCTAGCAATCCAAATTGAACAGATCCCGAATAATGAGCAACGCTACCCAACCGTAGGAGATTGGTACTTTACCCAGGTTACGCCGGCAGGCGAAGCAAACCTGCCTCCCAATGCCCCGCTCAAGACACTGATTTCCTCGCCGGACACTCTAGTCATTCTTCACATCAAGGTATCAGCATTGCCCGACTGGAAACACACGATGCTCATTGCCGTGCATGAGCTGGTCGAGGTCCTGCTCTGCATCAATGACGGAGTGACCCAGGACATGGTTGATCGGTTCGATATCCAGTACGAGGAGCTGCGCAAGGCTGGCGATGAGTCCGAGCCTGGCGATGCGGTTTTGGCCCCCTATCGCAACCAGCATTGCTACGCTACAGCCGTCGAACGCATGCTGTGCGCGGCCTTTGGATTACCGTGGGCTGAGTATGAAATCGAAATCGGTTCTCTCTACGAGGCAGAAGTCGCATCCGGCCGAAACAAAGAGGCGCCGGAAACCTGCAACTCCTGTGACAGCGATCCGGGGTATCCAATGCCGGCGGTAGATCTTGAGCCGCCAAAGGCAGCTTGAAAGAGCTCTCGGAAATAACTTGCGGATTTATCGATCATGGCGGGCTGTATCAGCCCCTTGCTGAGCGCCTCGCCGAGTCGTACAAGCGGGTTATTTACTACGATCCAAACGCCGAGGACAGCGAAACGGTCAATGACGCTGTTCTCGGTGACTCCTTCCCTCCTAACCCTCGATTTGAGCGGGATGATGATATCTGGATGCGCAAAAAGGAGCTCGACCTTGTTGTAATCCCTGATTCCAAGCATTGCGGTATGGCGCTGGAGCTGCGCTCCCAGGGTATTCCAGTTTGGGGTTCAGCCCGGTCCATCTTCCTCGAGCAATCGCGCGAAACCTTTGTTCGAGTGCTCGAGGAGTTGGGCTTGGAAGTGCCGCCCTACAAGCGAATCATCGGAATTGACCGGCTGCGCGAGTACCTCAAAGACAAAGAGGATCAGATCATCAAAATCTCGAAGCACCGGCGGACCATGGAAACCAAGAAATGGACCTCCATGGATGAAGATGAGGCCTGGCTCGACATGATGGCTGTGCGCCTGGGCGGGGTTAAGAACCTGCAGCCTTTCCTTGCGTTTGAGTCCATCGATACGCCGCTGGAGCTCGGATTTGATACCTACCACATTGGCGGCCGCTATCCTCGGCTCATGCTCGACGGGTACGAGGCCAAAGACAACGGGTACCTGGCCGCGCTCAAGCCCTTTGAGGAGATGCCCGAACAGTCGCGCGCCGTGCTCGAGGCCTTTGCGCCACTGCTCAAGCAGGCCGGGCATGCCAATTTCTGGACGTTTGAAATCCGGGTCAAAGACGACCATTTCTACCCGATAGACAACACCCCTCGAGGTCCGATGCCTGGGACTGGCAGCCAAGGGATGCTCTACAAGAATCTGCCGAAGATAATCGCCGCCGGCGCCGAGGGTGAATTGATCGAGCCTGAGGCCGCCGGCAAATTCGCCGCGGAGGTAGGTCTCTGCAAAAAAGGGTTCGATGTGTCCTGGCGCAGTGTGCGCGTCCCTGAGGAGCTCAAGCCATGGATGAAGCTTTCCGGTACCTGCAACGTAAACGGCCGCTCTTGGTTCCCTTACAAGCCCCATGATGACGAGGGCATTGGCTGGCTGGTAGCGATCGGGGATACGCCGGCCGAGATCATCGATAATATCCTCACCTACAAAGAACTCCTGCCCCCTGGCGTCGAGTGCTCAACTGAGGCTATGATTGAATTGCTCAGAGAGATCCACAAAGCTGAGGAGCAGGGGATCGAGTTTACGGATGAAGTGGTACCAGAACCCGAAACAGTAGTTACCCAAGATGAAAGCTAAAATCCACATTTTGACGGATACTCAGGGCAAAAACGAGCACGTCTGTTTTTGGTGCCCTAACTGCAAAAGCCCGCACGCTATTCCCATCAGTCGGACTAAACCCATTCCTCCGAGCCACTGGTTTTTTGACGGCAACCTCGAGCAACCAACGATCGAGCCTTCGCTCCGAGTGTTCAAGGGCGACGGTAAGACTACCGCCTGCCATCTCGTCATGACCAAAGGCCTGATCAATTTTTGCACTGATACGCCGGGCCAGCTTTCCGGGGTTACCGTCCCGGTACCAGAATGGGATCGCGAGCAGTTTTGGGGTGAAGATGAAGCGCCTGCAGCTCCCCAACAAACGAATGTCCCGCCTCCCCCTCCAGCACCGCCGGCGCCTCCGCGAGTCCGAAAAACAGTTGTTACCCATGGAATTCCTACGTGATGGATCCTATTGAACCCTATAAGTCGTTACCTGCAGCAACTGCCCCGCAAGATCCAGTCGCTCGCTCAGTCGCTCGAGAAAGCGCGTTCACCAAACCCGGTACCACCAGCAAAGGCAAGGGATGGGCGCCAGCCAAAGGTGTGCGCTTCCGCCCCACCAACGAAAAGGCCAAAGTCCGAAAGCGAAAACTGAAACCGGACCCGCGGCGCGTGCAATTTTACTGACATGAACTCTAACGAGAAGCTGCAGAATAAAGAGAAGCACAAGGCTTGGGTCGACTCGGTTGGAGAGCACGCCTGCGACATTGCCTTGCTGCAGCTTGTCAACGAGTACGGCGATATCGGCGATGATTCTACCTCTACCCAGGTGCACAACCAGATCATCGGCGCCAAGCGCTTGATCCGGATCCTCCTGGCTATCCATTTGCCTCCGAAACCGCCTGAACCGACACACTTCAAAAAATTAAATCCAGTATAACCACTTATGGCAGCAGCAGCATCTCCCCCGGCTGCAGCACCGGCCTCCCCGGCCGCTCCTGCAGTAGCACCAGCACCAGCAACACCAGCAACTCACGTCCAACCGCCGGGCGAACAGCCAGAGTCAGCCTGGCTCTCCGAAGTAGGCGCGGACATTGAGGAATTCGATCGGACTGGAAATCAGCCTCAGAATCGACCGCGGCAAGGTGCGGCCCCCAAGCCCGCGGCGCCGCCCCCTGATGACGATCTCGAGGTACCAGCGCCGCCAGAAAAGCCAGCCGCGGCCGCCAGGCCAGGTGAACAGCCGGTACCGCCGGCCGCCGAGGACGAAACCCGTTTGCCGGCGCCGCAACTGCGCAAGGCTCATGCCGAGCTCAAGAAAAAGGTCAACACCGAGTATGAGCCAGAGCTCCAACGCTTGCGCGCTCAGGTAAAGCAGCTCGAGGAGCGGCCGGCGGCTGAACCGGAAGAAACCAAAACCCGGCTTACTGAACTGCAGAAGCGGGTCGAGGAGCAAGAAGCGCACATACGCTTTGTCGACTACCAGAACAGCGAGGACTATCTCAAAAACTACTGGCAACCGTATCAGGATGCCTGGAACGAAGCGCTTTCAGACCTGAACGAGCTCGAGGTCGAAAACCGGTTCGGTACCCGGCGGCCCGCCACCCAGGCCGATATTAACCATCTCGCCAGCCTCAAACTTGGCGAGCGGCGCAATGCGGCCAACGCGATGTTTGGTGACTCGGCCGATGACGTCATGGCCCATGTTCGAAAGATCCTCGACCTCTCACAAAAACAGTCGAAAGCTCTGGCGGATAACAAAGCCAACAGCGCAAAACTGGCTCAGGAACGCCAGAATCAAGCGCTCGATCAGAACAAGCAGCGGATCGCTACCTGGGAAAGGCAGAATTCCAGCTTGGCTACCAAGTATCCCGACTGGTTCGCGAAAAACGCTCAGGACCCAACGGGCAGCACGCTCCTCGACAAAGGTTTCCTTCTGGCCGATCTGCTTTTTGGCGAGGTCAAAGAGCCGCAATGGGGTTTGCTCCCAAAATCCTTCCAAGATGACCTCCGCGCCAATGGTGGGAAGCTCTCACCGGAAGGGCGGATCCGTTTGCATGCGGTTTTGAGGAATAAGGCGGCCGCGTTCGACCGGATTGCCTACCAACTCAAAGAGGTAAAGGCTGAGCTCGCCGAGGCTAAGAAAGCCCTGTCTGAATATGAGGACTCAGAGCCACCGGTTGGGGGCAGCGCTCCTCGCCGGGCTGGTGCGCCGGCGGTTGGCTCTGTCGATGAGGCAAACGCCGAGCTCGAGGCGCTCGACCGGGTAGGCCGATAATGGGCCAGGCCAAAAACAGAGGGAGTTTCGAGCAACGGGCTGAGCAAGCCGAGCTTCGCAACCGATTGCTCAAGAAACAGATTTTGAGCGGCGATAACCAGCGGCTCAAAAACGCGGTGAACATGCACGGCATTCAGCGGGTAGCGTGCTCAATGATAGCAACCAGAACCATCCATGAAGTCTATTCAACCAAAGAAAATGAAGATCAGCCGTCCTTATTGGACAGCCAAGCTCAGCCGATCGGGCAACCAGATCATAATCAACGTCGAGCGAACAGTTCATCACAGCGACAAAGCCTTGTCCTTAGACCGGGTGGCCTTTTCGTTCCCCGTAAATAGGCGCGTGTTCCGTCAACCCCTCAAAATCCGATGATTCGTCCATTCAAGGGCAAGGTACTGCTTTTTATCTACCCCTATGAGGACACCAGCGCCGGCGGCATCTTCATCCCTGAGGACGCTCGAGGCGGATCAGTTTTGGAAAAATCCAAGCCTCGGAGGGCCCGCGTGATGGCTGTAGGAGAATGGAAAACCATTCAAAAAGACGGCAAAACATTTCACATTTTGCCCGATTTCAAGCAGGGGGATCTTGTAATAGTCAGCGATTACGCAGGCACCAAAATGAGCCGCGGAGTGGATGAAAACCTACGGCTGTGCGGTATCGATGACGTGCTTGCAATCCTCAAGGAAGAGCCCAATACTGCCTGAGTCGATTAGGGAATTGAGGTCACCGCTCTCTGGTTCTACGGCCGGGGAGCGGTTTTTTGCTCTTGACGGATGCCGTCTAACTGTGCGAAAGCAGCATTGACCGTAAGCAGCCCCGTCAACTGCACGCGCCGCGTTAGGCTACTGGCGCGCTAATCAGAGTAGCCATTCAGAGCCTCGCCAGCTTCATCGGGTTGTAAGGACCCCGGAACGTCCCAGTACAAAACCGCTCTGCTTCGGCAGGGAAAAACGATGAAGATTTTATGGCTCTTTCTTGCAGGCAGTTTACAGATTTTCTGAGTCGCCGGACTGAGCATCTGGACGATTACATCATTCGCTCACTTCACCCCGTCGACACATGGGTAGGCCATGTGGGCATCGGCCGCTTCAAAGCCGAGGACGGTGTTGAACATACTTTCGACCGGTTCGAAAACGTGTTCCCTGACCTCCGCGGTGCCTGGGAAGATGTTACGGCCGGCTCCTGTGTTGGTCAGCCTTGCGATCCTTCGGTCACAAAAATTGGCCTGGGCTTCACGCGGGACAGCTACAAGCTGCAGCGCAAGTCGTATGAAACGGACCTGTTCTGTTTCGACCAAATTCTTTCGGCCGATCGCGCCAAGCAGCAGTTTGCGCACGTCATTCGCACGCTGCGCCGAGCTTCCTCGCTGATTACCTCCCACCGCTTCCGGACCGAGGGTTTGCGTATCGCCAAATATAAGTGGGCATGTGCCAACAACGGCCTGCAGGCGATTACCGCCACCTGGGACCCGACGATGACGTTCCTTTCGGTTTCCGCGCTCCCAACCTCGAAGATTGGCGCTCGCCACCTGCAGCGGCGCGTCCAGCCGCAGATCCGCGAAGGCGCTCTCGGCGAGGATATCAACCGCGGCACTCAGCCCATGCTCGAGTTTGTGACGGATATGGATGAGGTCTGGAATATGGTCGAAGGCAATCCCGAGCTGACTGACCACTGGCGTTTTCGTGACTTCGCCGATGCGGAGAAGTACCACAAATACGGATGGGTGGGCCAACTCGGCAATTATGGCCTCCGTGCCGATTGGACCGCGCTCCGGTTCAACGTCCTGGGGCCCGATCCGGCCGTGCCGGGCAACACGCTCCTGCAGCTTGTGTTCCCCTACACCAACGTCAGCGCTACCGAGGGTTTGAAGGAATCCGTAAACTCGGACTTCGACAATGCCCGGGTGCAGCTCAACTTCATCTGGCACCGCAAAGCGATGACCTCGCTGGTTCGCGATACGACCGCCATCAATCCGGAAATGCCTTTCGCGATGCGCGATTTTGCCGGGAAATGGCAGTTTGTGATGGACAACATCACTTGCGGCCAGGACGTAAACGGCAATCCGATCGCCGTCGACAACACCCGCCGGAACAAGGGCAAATTCATTGCCGATTGGGCGTACGCCACCCAGGCCGAGTATCCCGAATTGGCCGAGGCCTTCTTCGCTCTACGTGAGCCGGCCTGCATCGTGGATATCCCGCCCTGTGCGAACGATCCGGGGTACCCGCTGCAGAATTACGCAAGCGCCAATGCGCTTTGCCCGTCAAACGTGGTGGTCCTCACCTTCACGCCTGTTCTCGATGTTGTGACCAACACGTATGAGGTTGCGCGCGACTCGATCACCTGTAACGGGCTCAACGTGCTCAACTCGCCGATCACTGGCACCAGCACCCTTGCGGCGCTGGTAGCTCAGCTCAACTCGACCTCCGGTACCTCCGCTATGGGTACCTGGGCAGTTGCATCCGGCACAACGATCACGTTGACCGGAAGTGTCTGTCAGACAGTGGCAATCCCCTGGCTGATTGACTGATGGTGGTTACTGGTAGGCGGCGCCTGGCGGGGTAGCTGGGCGCCGCTCTTTGGCCGAACATTATGAAAACCTATCCAGACGCCACCGAAACGGAGATGGATGAACTCTATGCTCCGAAAGAAGGCAAGCAGCCGCCCAAAACGGTTGACGAGCAGGAGGCCGGCGAGATGGAAACTAGCGCCGTTGTCCCGCTCAAACTCGTAACCCCCCAGGACGGAAAAGGGGTTAAGGTTGGCGATGAGATTATGGTCAAAGTCACCGCCATTAACGGGGATCAAGCCACTATCGCGTATGCGAAGGGCAAAGGTCCCGAGGGTCAGGGCTCTACCCCTGGCGAGGAAGTGAGCCCCGATCAGGAGCTCGATTCCATAGACAGTTCAAATTATTGATTTATGGCCGTTGCTACCATTGCCGCGGCAAAGTGCGACTTAAACACTTTGCTGAAAAGCTCACCTTGTTTTAACTGTTTGTCCGAACTCGAAAGCCAGGCAGTACTTGTGTACCTGCTCAGCCTGACGGTTTCCGCCCTTTCTGGTAATGCCGTGCAAACGCCGGCAGTGCTCAGAGCCATAACCGCTTGCATTAACTGCAGCCGTCCAGCAACCGTGTGCGACAACATGGATCTGGTTGTTGCGATGCAGGGAGCTCAAAACGCGGGCTCGGCTCTGGCAAGCGCCAGCACGGCCGCGCTTAAGAAAGCCGCAAACCCTTTCCGCAACATGAGCCTCCAAGAGTTGCGCTCAATCGAGATTCTCCTCCGCTGCCAGTTGAACCAGTGGATCTAACCGATGGCTGTTTCTTGCGCACCGGCGGATTTAGTTAAGGCTGCAGCCTGTTTCGAGTGCATTCCCGAATCTATGCAGAAGGCCGTTGAACTGTACCTCCTCGCAGTCATCGCCGGCGGCAGTCTGGACCCGGCAACGCTAGTGAAGGCCGCCAAGTGCTTCAAAACGTGCATCCCGAGAGAGATGCGCGATGCCGTCGAGGAGTATTTGTTGTGCCAAATTGTGAATAAGTGATGGTTAACTAGGTCTTTTCCATACCTTGAAATGTCGCACTCTACTGATGACGGATTGGTTAACACCAAACCGACTAGCGAGAGCGCTCTGAACAAGCGAAGAGGATCTGATTTCCTTAATAGCCGCCCAATCCAACTTGTGGTTGGGCTTACTCTCACCTGCGCAACTCTGCTCTTTTATTCGCCTGTCTCGACCGTTTTCAACTTGTCCACCCAAGTACAAATGGGCAGGGTGCACACAAAGTTTGTTATCCTTGGCGGGGCAGTCATGCAGCACAAAACTACCCTCGGGAATTGGGCCATAATTCAAAATCCAAGAAGCGACGTGCGCCCTAACTGCTCGTTTCGGCTGAGTTCCGCAAACAATGCTGCCGTAACCAGAGCCGTCAATACCCGCCGTCCAGAGCCAGCATGTTTCAGTTTTACGAACCTTTTCCCAAAAGCGTTGCGGGAAGGTTGGCGAAAGGCCTTGCGAGGCCAAATACTCGGGAGTAATCTCGATCATCGTCAGTTGTTGCCTCGTTGGGTTTACAGGACCCGCGAGGCTCTTTCATTTTAGCTAATGGCTATTTCGTGTCAACCTGCCGATCTGGTCAAAGCAGCTAAATGCTTCCCTTGCGTGCCAAAGAGCGCGCGCCGATGGGTTAAGTCTTACCTGCTCTGCCAGCTTTCCGTTAAACCGGGTGGAGTTTTAGGGATGGTTGCCCCCACCGGTTTCCAATTCACTCTGATTACCGGGCCTTCCGCCCAGGCCTCTTGGAACACGCCGCCAGGCAGTGTTACCGCTACCGAAGTCTGGACAAGCACAGACGGGATCACTTACGCACTGGCCGCGACAGTCGCCGCGCCAGGAACCACATCGACCTTAACAGCGCCTGCAGTTGGAACGGTCCTTTTTGCGCAAGCCCGATGGGTTTATGGAAGTAACGGCCCCGGACCATTCTGCAGCCCGGGCGAGACTTTCGGGAACGTCACTGATTGGGCCAACCGAGTAGTCGCAAACGGATCCGGGGTGGTCACAACTCAAACAATCAGCGCCATGAATACGTTTTATGGTGCTCTGAATTCAGTTGGGACTTTAATCGCCAAAATCAAATCGATGGTTTGTATGACTCCGGCCAGCATTGTCGAAGCGTGCACGCCACTGATTAAAACCTTTGGAAACGACCCTTGGTCGAGAATTGCGGGGCTCAATTACGAAATCACTGTCAACGGACTCAGAGCCACCGCGGTAAACGGAGCGCTCGACACAGGAGTAATACCGAGCGCCTGCTTTGCGAGCACGGCAACCGGTGGGTTGACTGCTTACGTTTTCACTTCGACTAACAACGACGGCGTAGCGGTAGATATGGGCTCCAATAACAGCAACGCTCAAACCTGCCAGCTATACACCAATTTCAGCGGAGCTCCAGGCAGTGCTTTTGGCCAAATTTATAATAACTCTACCGGCAGCGTTACTGGCACTGCGCATGGAGCTGGCTTTTGGTGTACCAATGTCAATGCGGGACCGACCTCACAGATTTACTACGGTTCTTCGAGCACTGGTTTTACTACCGCCGGCTCTTTGGGCTCAGGCGGTGGTACCCGGCCGACATTCAGTATGTTCGCCATGGGCTTGAGTGCCAGCGGCGCGACCGCCGGCACCACGCAAGTTAGGCGTTACTCTTTCTTTGCGATTCACGATGGCCTGACCCAGGCAGAGGCCCAGGCGCTCTACAACGCCGTTCAAGCGCTCAGAACAGCCCTGGGGGGTGGGTTTATTTGATCTCGTGTGTTCCAGCCGATCTTGTAAAAGCGGCGAAGTGCTTCCCTTGCGTACCTAAATCCGCTCGGCGGTGGGTGAGGGCTTATCTTCTGTGCCAGTTTGCGGGCAAGTCCGCTACCGGCGCCAGCGCAACGGCCGCCTGGGTAGCTCGAGTGATCGCCAATGGCGGCGCCACACCTTCTCAGGCTACGCAAACCGCAATGGCTACTTTCTGGAACTCGTTAAATGCGGCCGGCTTAATCCCATTGATGATCAATGTCGTATGCTTTGTGCCCGACAATCTGATCGCAGCGATTACTCCTTTCTTCTTCACTCTCGGGCTGGATCCATGGACCAATGTTGGCGGGAACTTCGTGCCAGCGGATTTGAGCATTAACGGACTCACCGGCGACACATTAACTAAGGTTCTTGGAAGCAACATCACTGCAACCAACGCTTTCGTGAATTCAGGAGGGGCCATAGCCGCAGGGACAAGCGGCGGCCTTACCGTTTACACTTTCACGACCGGGCCTGCTGGAACCCAGATTGACATAGGGGCAAATTTCAACACGGCGCCCCAGAGCTTGGCTCTCTCTGCCATTTTAAGTCCAGGCGTTCAAAATACCTCGCTTTTGGATTTTGTGAATCATTCGACCGGAAGAGCATCGGGGGCCAACGCTGGATGGACCGGTTTTACTTCTGGTAGCAGGACAAGCGGAAGCGCCTCTTCCATTTACATCGCTAACAGCGTGACTGCCTTTCAGCAACTCGGAAGCGATGCAAACAATCTGGCAGGTACAGCCTTTGGCGCTGATTCCATCGGTATCTTTGGGTATGGCGCGGCGGGGTCATTTACACCGAGCAGCGGCCGTACACTGTCTTTTGCCGCAGTACATCTCGGTCTGACCAGCACTCAAACTCAGGCTCTATTCAATGCCGTCCAGGCTCTTCGAGTGGCTTTTGGCGGCGGATTTGTATAAGGTGAATCCCCCATGAGCGAAAAAGATATTTCGCACGTAAACTCTGAAAAGCTGGACCGGATCATTCTGGCCGTGGAAGGCACAAAAGATTTCCCTGGGATCAGTGGCAGGCTGGCAGCCACCGAGTTAATCCTTTACGGCGAGAAGGGCAAATTGGGACTGGTTCAGCAACACGCAATTTTATGGCGAGCTCACACTTGGATACTCATGGTATTGAGCGCGGGAGCTTCTACGATCGCAACGCTCTTGATCGAGCGCTTCGTAAAAGGGCATCCGTGATCTGGCACAAGTGGCTAGCAGTCAGCTTCGGCATCGGCATTGGGATTATTCTTGGTTGCCTTTTCGGCCGATGAGGGCTACAACCGATTTATGGAATGGAGCATTCAGCTTAGCGGCCCCCGGGCCCAGGTCCTGCAGGAGTTGACAGAGATTGTCGAAGTGCCCGCTGAAATCCAAACGATGATCCCCGAGTTGGTGGCTCACATGCCGCTACCAACGGGCTTGAACATCACCGGCAAGGGAGGAAAGGGAAGCATCGAAAACCTCTCTGTGCTTGGGTTCGACTTTGCGCCGCAGGACTCACCTGCCAGCTAAAGAGTTGTTGTCTTTTTGTTCATAGGGGCGTACAACCGCCCCATGAAACAAAAACTATCCCTCATTGCAGTTCTGGCGATCTCGCTGTGTGCCATTTGGTTTGCTGGCTGTACAACTCCCAATCCCAATTACAACCCCAACCAGCCGCCATCGGCATCTAATCCCCCTTTTTCTCCGGATCCGCGGATTCTCTCGGTGTCCAACGCGGCAGCCCAGCTCAACAGCCAGTTGGCGCCAGTGAACCCCTACTCGGACCTGAGCGGGTGGGCAGTCAAATTGGGATTTGGAGCCCTGGGGCTAATCAGTGGAGCCGTGGGATCTTACAAGGATCGACAGGCAATCGTTAATGCGCACGCCGCTACGATTTCCACTCTGGCTGATGGGATTGTGAAGGCTGGATCCGGCCAAGCCGTGCTCGACCATGCGAGCAGCACTGATAATTTTGCCGCAGTGGCTACGGCTATCAATGCCAGCACTGGCGCCAACCAAACAGCGGCCGGAACGGTAAAAACCGCCTAAGCTGTGGCCAAAGAGACTGTTTTAGCCGATGCCACTTTCGATTTTTCGGGCGGGGTCAACTCTGATGCCGTCACGACGATTCGAAGTGATCTGGTTACAAACGGGCTCCAACGCAATCAGCTCGCCTGGCTTTCCAATGGCACAACCCGCGGGGGGGCAATCTCCCCGCGGCCTGGCTACAACAAGCTGCTCGATTTAATCGCTACCGGGCTCTACCAGGGTGGGATCCTCTACGAGCCTATCCAAGAGGGAGATCCATACATCATCTGCAGTGTATCGGGCCACATCATTAAGGCCCTGCTCAGCCCGCCCTACACTGTTACCGATCTCTCGGTTCAGTTTGGCTTAGTCAATCCGGCAACTCCTCCGGAAGTGTTCTTTGTGGAAGCGGAGGGAATTCTCTGCATCCAGGCTGGCGACTACTTCACTAATCCGCCTGGCACGCTGCCACTCTTTTACCGCTCGTCATTCGGAGGTCAACCGGAAGTGCTGCGGAGGTCGAACGGCCTTACAGGTAACGTCACCTACCCCAACATTAACGAGATTCCGGCTGCTACCTGCATGGTCTATTACCTCGGCCGATTGTGGTACGCTCAGGGCCGGAAATGGACCGCCGGCGATATTGTAGGCAATCAGGCCTCCGGTACCGCCCCTTACAATTTCACCGATTCGGTTTTCAAGGTGACCGAAAACCCTCTGGCAGTTGGCGGCGATGGGTTTACCGTGCCATCCCAGGCTGGCGTTATCCGCGCAATGCGCTACACCGCCAACCTCGACACTTCGCTCGGCCAGGGCCCGCTTTATATTTTCACGCGCAAGCAGGTTTACTCTTTCAATCCTCCGGTCACTCGAACCGCTTGGATTGCGGCCAATAACAACACTCAGCCGATCGTCACCGTGGCGCAGATCAATAACGGCGCCACCGGTGAGCGTGGGCTTTTCCATGTAAACGGCGATTTGTTCTACCAGTCGCTCACTCCTGACGTCAGGACCTTGTTCATTGCAACCCGCTACTTCAAGCAGTGGGCTAACGTGGGCATCTCGAGAAACGTGCAAAGGGCGATGCAGTTTGTTAATCGCGCGATCCAGCGCTACTGCCCAGGTGTGGATTTCGACAACCGCGGTCTCAATGGAACCCTACCCAAACAGACGGCCAACGGAGTAATCTCTCAGGGCATTCTACCGCTCAACTTTGACGAGGTTTCGACGCTCGAGGAGCAGCGCCAGCCAGTGTGGGACGGAATGTGGGAGGGCATCGATGCTCTGCAGCTCTTCTCTGGTGACTTTGGCGGCCTGCAGCGCGCCTTTGCTCCGGTAGTCTCTCGCCAGGATGGGACGCTTGATATTTGGGAGCTCACCACTTCTCAGCGAACCGAAAATGGCGATAACCGGATCCTTTGGTATGCCGAATTTCCGGCGTTCACTTGGTCAGTGGCTGGATGGGAACTATCGCTCAAAGAGCTCATGGGCGGCGAGCTCTGGCTCGACCGGGTTTCAGGTGAAATTGAGCTGCAGGTGTTTTACCGGCCGGATGCTGACCCTTGCTGGCACCCCTGGCTCAAGACCGCCTTCTGCTCGACTCGGAATTGCGCCGAGGACGTCAACAACCCAATTTGCTACCCGACAGCGATTCAATACTGCGACGGGTACCAGTGGCCTTTTGTGCTTCCCAAGCCGCCAGAGCCGAGCGGCTGCCAGCCGATGATTTACAAGCGGCCGCGAGATCAGGGTTTCCAGTTTCAAGTCAAAGTGCAGGTCAAAGGCTATCTCCGGATCCGTGGTATAGTGCTCTATGCTCAAGAGAAGGAGCGCGGGATTTGGGAGGGGCTAAGGTGCTGATATGGCAAATTTTCCGTGTGACAACACAATCATCTGCCCTTGCACTGATAACCCTTTGGGCAATTTCAGCTCCGAGGCGCCGGATCCCTTCGTCTATTACGGCTTTCGGCCGGTTCTTTGGAACCCCAACAATCCAATCGGCGGGCATCGTCCGCCGGCGCCGCCAATCTACTACGCGGCCGATTGTGCGGGCTTCTGCACGTCGACCCTCTCGCAAGAGGACGCGGACCTCTGCGCCGCGCGCCAGGCTTTCATCTGTTCGCACACGCCACCTGGGGGCGGGCCTCCGCAGCTCTTTTTTAACCAGCCTCAGAGCTGCTCACTCCCATGCGGAAACGGCTCCTTTTTCGTGTGGCAAGTGCCCGGCGGGGCTTTCGTGAATGTCAGCCAGGCGGCCGCGGACAATCAGGCCCAGGCCTACGCCTGCCAGCAAGCCGCTTTGCACGCCTTCTGTCTCAATGACATTCCCAATGAAGCGGAAACCGTCACCGAATACGATGCGACCATTTTCGTAAACGGCGCCGCGCGCACCCCGGTTCACTTCCTTTTAGTTGCTGGCAGTTTGCCGCCAGGCCTGACGCTGACACCGGAAGGGCCCTTGAGCACATTCCTCCATGGGACCCCGACGACAACCGGTACCTTCACTTTCACGATCGAGGCGGTCGATGCCATCGGGGTATTTGTCACCAAGCAGTACACGATAACGGTAACCTCGACCTGTTCTCAGTTCTGGACCTCCATAGCGGGCAACTGGACATTCCAATTCCAGGGAGCTAACAGCACTGGCTCGATCTCAGGCAATTTGCTGATCGTTTCCGCTTACACCAAAAATGGCATCGATCTATTTGGCATTACGATTGCCAATAACGGTGTGAGCCCCCCGCTGAACCCGGTACTCACCGCTCAATTTCAATGCACCCTTACGGTAGTGCCTTTGGTGATTACAAACATAGGGCCCATCGGTGTTCTGCAAATTCAAATCGATGACGCCAACACCGCAGCAGTGTATTTCACTTTCACTGGCGCGCCCGGCGCACCTACTGTTTTTAATTTCACTTTGCCGGTAGGAGCAAAGCCCAGGGTGAGTGCTACCGTCACGCTCCAGAGCCCGGTAAACGGTTTCGATTCTCAGTTGGCGTATGGGATCACACTCGGATGATGCTTGATTAACAGGCGAGGCAGGAGTAAAGAGCGCTTATGCCGAATCGGCCAACCTTCTCGATGCTGCTCAACAGCCGTTTCCCGAAAGCGATTGGCCTCTGTGCCTCGGACCGATCTGGCGTGGCGGCTGCTGTGAACGAGTGTCAAGAGATTCTCATTGCGGATCCGATGGCACCGGAGGAAGGATGGTACGGAAGTTACGTCCATGTGCTCTTCCAAGTGCAACAGGCAAACGGGCAAGCCTACATCGTTACGCCGCGAGAAATCGCTCGAATCGACAGGCTGGATATCTGCACCCGCCCGCGCTTCCTCCGCGGCGCGGCCTACGAGTACCTCATGTTCGGCAACGGCAAACAGCCAAAGCCCTGCCAGACTTCATGCGCTACTACTCAGGGATTTGAACGGGACAACCTCCCGCTGCTTTATCCTTTTCCGTCGAGCGGCCCGCAAGGCATCCGATTCTTTCCATCGAATAACGCTGACCTGGGAAAGCTCATGCAGCTTCAAGGTACCGATCAGAACGGTAAAACCGTTTACGGTACCGACCCGGTAACCGGCGCGGCCATCATTGGCGAGCAAGTCTCTCTGGCGCTGCCCTTCTCGACGGCCGCATTCAGCTACCAGCAGATCACCGGTCTGATGAAGGATGAAACCAACGGCCCGGTTTTGGTCTATGCCGTCGACTCCCAGGGCAACCAGACGCTTATCTCCCAAATGGCGCCAAACGAAACGGTTGCAAATTACCGGCAGTACTTCCTCAATGGCCTGCCCTGCAACTGCTCGAACCTGACCTGCAACACCCCGAGTGTTACCCCTATCCAAGTCGACGCGATGTGTAAGCTGGATTATATCCCCGTCGAAAACGACAGCGACTACCTCACGATTCAATCGATACCCGCTTTGATTGAGGAGGGCCAGGCGCGCCGCTGGTCGACCATTGACGCGGCTCAGGCATCGAAGAAAGAAACAGATCGTCACGCTAACGCGCTACGGATTCTTTGCGGGCAGTTAGATCACTATTTCGGCAAGACCACCACTGCGATCGGCTTTAAGATTTTCGGCCGCAATCGGCTTCGGCCGCAACACGTTTAAGTTATGCCAAGCACCCCAGGAATGGCGCCGGTTTTTAATAACTACTTTGCGACCTCCCCTTACTATGGCGGCGGATACCCAGGCAGCACCCAATTTTCGCCGTACACCTCCGCGAGCGAAGCGACGTCATTCAACCTCGGCTCAGGCGCCAATACTGAGGCGCTTACCGGCCAAATCA